TTCCTGTGTATCCTTAGTAGCAAGGGCACTTGGGTTTCTATCGTCACTCAACATCTTTTTAGCTGTCTCTTGAGGGATGCCAAAGTCCATATACTTTTTAAGCAATAAACTGTCTAGCTCTTGTTTGGTCATAGCCATCACTTACCTTTCTTTAGTTTTCAATGTTCTTTTATCATTTTTTCTATAATTATTATACTATATAAATCAATAATTGTCAATGGAGAGCGCCCGATCTATAATAAATGTTGATATGAGATGCCGTTTTTATGGGATTTTTTAAAGAGAGATGAGATGTTCAAAGCACGTCTTCAGAAATTCAACGGATATAGAGGAAGTGGAATACCGGCTGGGGAACGCCGGGCAATATCAACAATTTTAGGAAAAAATATTTTTCACTTTTTGTTAGATTTTTTTATTGACTTTTTCTCAAAAGTATAGTATAATTGGAATTCCGCCCAGTGAGCGGGCGGCAATTATATCATATCATTATTGCTTTTGTCAATACATAAAAATGCACAAAAAAATAAGTGGTTGCCCACTTATTTTTTAGTATCTTTCATCCACATTATCAATTTCATAAATGGCATGAGGGAAGACAGTTTTGCTATTCACCATTTCCCAAAACTTATCTTCTGCTTGCTTTTCATCATCAGCTGTAATTAAACAATAGCCATTGAAATCAATACAATAATTTTTCATTTTCTATCACCTTTTTTCTTTTTATATACTAATTATAACAGATACTTTTGTTTTTGTCAAGATGGAATAATAGAAAGAGAGTTAAGACTCTCTTTCTATTAAAAGTTTTAATGATTGAATCTGATGTAATGATTTACCCATTTCTTACCAAAATGTTCTTCAAATTCTTTTCTAATTCCAGCATAATCATCAAATTCCATAATAGAAATTTTTGTGAGAGTGTCATAATCAAGAGTACAAACCCATTCTTTTTTATCTCCAATTTCTGCTTTTGTAAAACGGAAATTGTCAAGTACAAAATCCATTGTTTCTTGTTTATCAAAGTAGTATTGACATTCCTTTAAAGTAACAGTATTATCACAAAAGAAGGGTTTAATGTCTCCATACTCTGTCACTTTTGTGCCGCTAATTTTTGTCTCAAATTTCATAAATAATCAACCTCTTTCTTTATGTTTTTACTATTGTTTTCTATGGTCTTATTATAACATTTGTTGTTTCTTTTGTCAAGTTCTTTTTTATTATTTTTCAATCAATTTAAAATAAATGCTTATAAAACCATCATTCATATAGCCAAGAATTTTTTCAAAACCTTCCATTTCAAATTTTTCAATAAGATAGTTCTTCATTTTCCAACCTTGGATTTTAGCGTTATTCTTCCACCACCTGCGGTCTTTTATTTTAATTCTTTTTAAATTAAATTTTTGGCTCCAATTTTCGCCATCGTCCCAAAAACAAAAGTATTTTTCTTCTGCGTCCCATATAGACCTACGAGGAATATAATAAGAAAGAATTTCATTCGCCTTTTCTTCACTCCATTCACATTTAGAATCAAGATAAGAATTGATTCTTTCTTTGATACGCATAAAACCCCGAAAAGGGAATAAAACTACTCTCATTACTTTATATCCGTTTCTAATCCACCACCCGTAAAAATGGAATGTTTTACTTTCTTTTCTATTCATTGCTTTTTCAATTTCTTTATTCATGTTTGCTATCTCCTTTTTTGTTTTCTTATCTTTTTGTATCTTAATTATATCACATTATGCTTTTTTTGTCAACTCTACTTTTGGGTCTCTTTCTGAATACCATTCTAAAGCCAAAGAAATTGCTTCATTTTCGTTATTTGCGTCAACCTCATAAGTAACTGAATCGGAAATAGTAACTTCAAAAGTATTTGTTGATTTTTCCACTTCTCTTTTCCATTTTTGCTCGAATAATGCTGAGACAGTAGGGTGTAAGCATTTTTGACAAATTGTTTCGTCATATTCACAAGGTCTATTACCGAGTTCATCGACATAACATCCGCACTCTTTTTCTAAAATTTCATTCCAGATTTCCATCATTCTTTTATTTGTCATTTATATCATCTCCCTTTCTTTATACTAATAATAACATATTTTTATCTATATGTCAAGCACAAATTTCGGGTTTTTTCATTTCCTTTTTTTTGTTTAATTTGCCTATTGACAAAAACTCAAAAGGTATGTTATAATAGAAATTCCGGCTCGGCATCGAGCGGCGCAATTATACCACATAAAATTCTTTTTGTCAATATGTATAATTGCACAAAAAAAGAGGTTTTTCAACCTCTTTTTTTGTTGCTAATGGTGTCCTTACTAGAAGGACACCATTGTGCATTTTTTTATTCTTCTTCTTCCTCTTTTTCGTAGTGGTCTAAGCCAGCTTTTGGTGTCATAAATTTAATCTGTACGTCTGCATTTTCACCCTTTACTACAAGAGTACCTTTTGTAAAACCGTAGCTTTCATGGTCTGTGTCCATTTCATAGCCGAGATTTTCAAGTGCTGTCTTTACTGCGTTTGCTACTTCATTTTTCATTGTTTCTTTTGCGGAAGGTGCTTTTTTTGTTTTTGCCATAATTACCAATCTCCTTTTCATATAACTTGTTTTGTTTACATTCTTATTATATCATAAGGGGTTGAGGTTGTCAACCCCTTATTTTCATTTTTATTCTTCCTCTTTCTCATATCTCAAAACACCTGTTTTTGGTGTGATGAGTTTTACTTGTACGTCACAAGAGCCTGCATGGACTACAAGTGTATCTTTGGTAAAACCATAGTCTCTACCTTCTTCAATACTCCCCAATGCCGAAAGGGCGGAAGTGAGAATAGTTTTAACTTCTGTTTTCTGTACATCTTTAGGATTTACTTTTTTTGTCTTTTTCATGAATATCAATTCCTTTCTTATTTAAATACTTTTCCTTTACTTTGTATCTTTATTATACTATACTTTTCTTTAATTGTCAATAGTTTTTTTTATTTTTTTGTGGCGGATACGGTTTAAAAACCGTATCCATCGGGCTTACCTTTAATATGCTTTGTAAGTTTGAAACTATAATAATTTCCGCTTTTGTCCATAAAGCAAAACTGATTGTTTTTTACTTCTTGTGGATTGATAACACATTCACAGGAATTAAACCATTCAAGAAAACATTTTTTTATTTCTTCTTTGTTTTCGTCCGCTTGTTCTTTGCGTTTCATTGTTTTTACTCTTGCAATAGCACTATTTTTTTTCTTTTCTTTCTTTTCCTCTTTTTCTTTCTTGAAATCAGCCACACCGAAAAACTCTAATTCTTCTTTTTGCTGATTGTCTGTTTTATGGTCAAACTCGTATAAGTCCTCTGCTTCTTTTTTAGAGATACTAAGTTTTTCCATAAGTTTATTGACTTCTTTTTCTTTTTTTGTCATTCTTTTCACTTCCTTTCTGTACTATAATTATATCAAATCATTTAGCACTTGTCAATACTTTTTTTGTTATGGACTTATTTTTTAAGTCCATAACAAAGTATTCATTGCTTTATGTTGGGCGTAACATTTCGCCATGATTTTACATTCAATATGAACATCTTCTAATCCTGTATGACTTTCAGAAAATTCTGTGTCTCTTGTAATGTATTTATAAGCTGTTTCGGCTGTATTGCTTAAAAATTTGCCGCTTGGTGTATACAAGTTGTTTTCATGTGCAAACTTTTCAAAACTTTTTTGTGTAAATAAGACTTGTTTTGCCATTTTCATAATACAATGTATTTTTGTACCATAAGGGAAAAAATATCTGCATTTAGATTTAGTTATATATCTTTCTGTACGGTTTAGACCTGTAGCGTCAAAACGTGCATTATATGCAAATACATCTGTAATATTGAAATGTTTCATTACTTGCCGAATCTCTCTTTTTGCTGTTGCAAGAGTTACAAGTTTGCGTTTTTTATTTCTATAATCTTCCCAATACTTAGGAATTTTTTCTGCATAATAGGCGGACTTTAAAAGGTCTTTATTATCAATAAACATTTCCGCAATCATAAAAGAATTTTCATAATAAATATCACCTTTTTTGTCACAAACTGCGAACCCAATGTCATAGGCTAAAGCGTCATTTATAAAGTTAGCTGTTTCAATATCAACAACTAATTTATAGTTTTTTCTTTTATCTACTTTTGTTTTTTTAAAGTCCATTATGTATCATTCTCCTTTGCTTTTCTTTCCTTTATTATAACATACTGTTTTATTTCTGTCAAGAACTTTTTTTTATTTTTTTCTTAAAACTTTTATTTATCTTACATATATTATTATAACACTTTATATAAGAAAGTCAATAAAAAAAATGCACAAAGATTTTTTTATGCTTTGTGATTTTTTCCTTGTGCAAACTGTAGAATTTTAGGATTTTTTTTATTTGATTCTTGTTCAATCTGCCTATTGACAAAATATCCCTAAGTGTGTTATAATAGAAAATTCGGCTCGCCCACTTGGTCGGGCTCGCCCGGCACTCTATTATAACATAGGGCAGGAGAAAAGTCAATATATATTTTGCACAAAATTTTTATTTTGCTATTGTCGAAGATTATAAAAAAAATAACCTAAAAATAGGTTATTTTTTTTATACTTTTTCAGTAGAATTTTTTAAGAGTGTTATACATTCCATTAGAATTTCTGCACCATACGAAAAATTTTTTTCATTTCCTACATTATTTTTTCTTTGGAGAAATGGAATAGTTTCTTTCATAGTATCATTTTCTTTAAATTCTTTATCTTTCATTATTAACAACTCCTTTTTTAATTTGTATCTTTATTATAGCACATATTATTTTATCTGTCAACACTTTTTTAAAAAAAGAAAACCTTATCAAATAAGGTTTTCTAAAATTTCAATAATGTTACAACTTGTTGGGTCAATGGTTCTGCCTTTTGTCCATCCATTGCGGACATTTTCATTATCATCAATTAGAATTGCTTCTTCTTCTTCATTGAGATAGTTTCTAATTGCGTCGGCTTTTGTTCTGCCGTACTGGATACCATGGAAATTATCATAGGGGAAACCGTAGCTATCAAGCCATTCTCTTTTTGCTTTTCTTACGGCTTTCTTGTACTCTTGTGTGGAATCTTTACTTAGCCATGTTACAACACGAATTTCAATATTATGCGCCTGTAATTTTTTCAATACATCTGCTAATTCTTTCATATTCCACATAGGATAAGCGTCTGTATAAGGTGTGCTATCTTCTTCTCTAAGTTTTTTAAGCCAATCTTCTACTTTATAGAGGTCTGCAATAGTGCCATCCATGTCAAAACAAATCATTTTAATTTTCATATTTATCAAATCCTTTCTTTCTTTCCTTTTCTTTAATTGTATTATACATTACTTTTGATGTTTTGTCAATAGTTATTTTATATTTTATTTAAAACATTTTTTAAGTTGTTCTTTTTGTGTTTCTTCTTTGAGTTTTGTCTTTTCAAAATTTTTAATTATTCTTATGACTGTAACATCAAGATTTTCACTAGCGGCTTTAATTGAAATAAAATGACTACTAATTTTCGCCCAATAACCAAACATTAAAAATTTTTTCCTTTTAGAAATGTATAAGGCATTATAGCCATAAAGTTTAGAAGGTAAAACACTAATCAAATACCTCTCATTATTATGGACAATTTCTTTTTTCATATCTATCAAATCCTTTCCTTAATTTCTATAATCATTATAACATAGTATAGGGATTTTGTCAATCCCTTTTTAGTAGACACTTAAAACAAAATTTAAAATACAAATAACAACAATGGTACAAAAGATTTCTGCAAAAGTACGTTCTCTACTATCTCTCATCTGAATAAGCACTACAAAGAAACTTGCCAGTTCAGCAACCAACAATAAATATCTCATTTTAATCTCTCCTTTTCTTTTTCTTATAATGAGTATACCACAAAAACTATAAAGTGTCAATAGTAATTTTAAATTTGTTTTCTGCGTATTGTTTTACCATATTCATTTTATTTGTATGAATTTCTTTTTTTGTTCTAATGACAGTATTTTTATATCTATCAAAAAATGCCATCATGAAAGAAGGTTTATCAGTGTAAACACCTTCCTTTTTCTCAAAAGAATAAAAATATTCTTTTCCTTCATTATCATATAAGAAACCTGCTAACCATTTAGAATCATGTTGCTTATCTCTATAAAAACAAAAACTTTCTACATAAGTATCAAAAGTATGGATAACATATTCTTCATACTCATTCCAAACAGCAACAATATATTTGTATTTTTTTTTCATATCTATCAACCTCTTTCCTTATTTTGTATCTTTATTATAACATCAGTAATACGAAAATGCAATAGGTAAATTATATAAATTTTAGGAAGAAATATTTTATTTTTTTGTCACATTTTTCTCTTGACAAAAACTCTATCAATGTGTTATAATTAAAATTCCGGGCTGTGCCCGGCGGATTATACCATAAAATTCCGCTTTTGTCAATAGTCATTTTGTACAAAATAAAAGAGAGAAATTTTTCTCTCTTTTTAACTATTGTATTTTTATTCATCTTCTTTTTCCGCTTTAATTAAGTCCCAGCTATTATCATTATAATACATACTATCTAAGAAAATTATCATTTTTTCAATCTGGTTACGGCTGTATTCCCTACCATTAACACAGATTTTATAAAAATTTTCTTTATTACTTGTACTGAAATAGGGACGAAGTGCTATTAAAATTTTTTCTACTTTTCGGATAGAATTTGTTTCTTCTTGGGTGAACTCAAATTCTATTTCAATTTTTTCTTTTAACTTGGTTTTCATTACTAGCAACTCCTTTTCTTATTTTCTATATTTATTATAACACGCATTATTTTATTTGTCAACACTTTTTTTATAAAAAAAGGGGAAGATTTTCTTCCCCTTTTTTTATACTTTTTCTGCTTCAATTTTTTCAATCGAAGTAAATTCCCAATCAGAATCAATCATTTCATTTTCAATTAGCCAATTTACCATTCTAATTTGTGAATCTGTCAAATCAAGTATAAATTTTTCATTTTCATAGCTATTAACAAAAAAATAGGTTTCTCTTTTTTCCCCCAGTTTTTCAAACAATTCATCTAAAGCTTTATTGTCATCAGTAGTGAGGGCGAGAATATCTTTATGATATCTTTTTACTGTCAAAATACCTTCTGGATTAGAAAGCATATCAATTTTCAACTGTTTTTCAATCTTATCTAACGTATTTTCATTACCCCATGTCATTGCACAAAAATTCAAATCTTCTTTTTTCATAAATGTCATTCTCCTTTTCTTTTTTATATATTTATTATATCAGTTAGTTACCATGCTGTCAAGTGTTTTTTTAGAGGGATTGAAAAATTTTTCAATCCCTCTTTAGTTTTATTCTTCTTCTTCTTTTTCATATCTCAGAACACCTGTTTTTGGTGTAATCAACTTAACCTGTACGTCACAGCTTTCAGCGTGTACCACAAGTGTATCTTTTGTAAAACCGTAATCTCTGCCTTCCTCGATACCACCGATAGAATTAAGAGCGGTTTTCAATACTTCTTTTACTGCGGTTTTCTGTACGTCTTTAGGATTTACTTTTTTTGTCTTTTTCATGAATATCAATTCCTTTCTTTATTTTGTATCTTTATTATAACAGATGTTTATTAAGTTGTCAAGAACTTTTTTTATCTTATTTTTTTTATTTCTTTCCTTTTCTGTACTATTATAATAACATAATTTTTATTATTCGTCAAGTAAAAAAAACAAAAGGCGGTATTGTTTATTTTTGTGCATTGTGCTATTTTATCGTTTCAGTATTTTGCACAATTTTAGGATAAAATTTTTTTATTTTTTATTCATTTTGACCATTGACAAAAATCTCCTTGGTGTGTTATAATAGAAATAACGCTCGCCTGCTATGCCGGCTTCGCGGGGCTCGAGGGCACAACCTTTAATTATACCACAACTCTTTGACTCTTGTCAAGTTGTAAATTTGCATAAAAAAATGAATAGTAAACTATTCATTTTTGTTATTATCTCTAGCAGAAAAATATTTTTCAATTTGTGCAATATTTTTTGTAATTGCTTCTAAACATTCACTTAAATTTGTCCATCCGTCTCTATTACCATATTCACAATCATATGCGTATATAGTTTTTTCCCCTTCATATTTTTCATTATATTCGGGAAAATCATCACACATATCAAATTTTCTAAATAAATTAACAACTTTAGAATAATCTTTTCTTGTCTCTACAGAAAAATAGTAAACTCTTTCAATAGCGTAAGTAACATCATTTTTTGTGTCTGTACTTAAAGGTCGCATTTTTTGGTCAAACATAACAACATTAGATAAGTCAAAATCTTCTGCAAGTTTTTTTTCATAATTAACACAATCTTTTTTATTAGTAAATTCTTTTCCATCATCAGACCTGTAAATAATTTCCATAAATATTACCTCTCTTTCTTTTTTCAACTTGTTTTCTTACTTTCTATAATTATTATAACATAAGATTTATAAAATGTCAATAGTAATTATAGACTTGTTTTAACTTCATATACATGGTACTTAACTTTATACTTACTTAGAATATCTTTAATAATAGCACTTTGTTTTCTACTTTCTGAAAAGATATCTAATCCCAAAGTATCAATTTTCTTTTTCTGAATTGTGCAAACTCTAAAAGCTATGTCTTTATCATTTAGTTCTTGAATAATATCTAAACCTATGAATTGGTCTGCGGCAGTCACTGAAATAGTCCATACGCTATCTTTTCGGATACAATCAAGTAAATACATAGAACAATAAACACCAACTAAATTGGAAAGTATTGTTACAGCAATAGTAGTTGTTGTATCAAAAGTTGTAATTTGTTTAATTACAATAGCATTAAATCCGTATGAAATAGCGTTGATTAAAGTAGCTTGACTTCTTGAGCCCTTAACTGTCCACACACTTTTTAATGTGGACAGCATTACATTTACAAGGGCAAGAATAAAAAACACCACAATAGCTTCATTAAGTACAACCATTAGTTATCACCTTCTTCTTTTTCTACACTGTCTATAATCAATTCATCAATTACTCTTTCATATCTTTTAAAATAATCTTCATCAAGAAGATACAAAAGACGTTCTGGAAGTCCTTTAACAACTTCCTCTGTAGCAGTTAAATACGCTATGACTTCTTCGTTTTCCATCCCTAAAGCTGTTACCATTTTGCTATTGATTTCATTAAATCTTTTTTCAACTTCATTTCTTCTCATGTGTATCTACCTCTCTTTCTTTTATGCTTTTATTATACTACATAAAGAGTATGTTGTCAATAGTTTTTTCTTTATTTTCTTTATTGTTTTTAATAACAATTACATCGTAAGGGTAATCAAACAATTCTTTCTCAGATTTTTTTAATCTATTATACTGACTAAAGACAACTTTTTCTGGTACTTTCTGCCCGTTAGTTCTATGTTTCACTCTATTAAGGGCAGTTTCAAAGTCAACTTTTACATAGATGAATTTGATTTTACATTTAGTTTGTACCTTTGAAATCAAATTGATTCTAGCAAAAGTAGTCACATTAGTAGCGTCAAAGATTACGTTGTGCCCTGTTTTAAGGAGTAGGTTCATACTAGCATAGGCTCTAGCAAATACTTCTTTGTTATTCTTTTGACAGTTCACATCATTATACAATAATTTTCTAAAATTGTCTGGACTAACAACATAAGTGTCTTTGAGGTGAGAACAGATAGTCTCTGCTATTGTACTCTTGCCACTGCCGCTACATCCAACCATGATATATAAGGTATTCATTTCTCATTCCTCATTTTCTTTATTTATTTTCTATAATTATTATATCATAGGATTAAAAAAATGTCAATACTTTTTTTCATTTATTTTTAGGTTTTTTCTTAATTAGTCAATTCATAGAACTTACTTGACAAAAAATTCACAGAGTTTCTTGTGAGTAAAATTCCGGTCTGCCCTCGACCGGCTCAATTTATTTATATTACTTGATATCATTTTTATTCTTTAAAATAAAAAAATAATCAATAGTGCTTATATTATCTGTAAAGCTATTGATTATTTTTTTATTTTTTCTATAAAGTTTTAGGTTGTTTCCTATTCTTATTAGCGCTAAGTGGGCAGTACCCTTTCAGATGATAAGATACTATAAGAGGGGAGGGTATTTATGGGAGAAAAAATTTGATTTTTATTTTTTTTATTATGCCCCGCAAAAATTGTGTGTTAATTAAATAAAGATATACCGTATAATGAATAAATAAAAAATGTGTGTCAATAGAATAGATATATACCGTATTATAAGTTGCATCTTTATATAATTCATGCAATTTGTCTTTGTCATTAAAGACATAACTATTTTCTCCACTTATTTTATAATCTATCAGTCATTCTTGATGAGAAAGACCCATACTTCGCTTAAGCTCTTGAACTTTTTCATTTATATGGCTGCTCATTTCATCAATAACGATAAAATCTGGCATATAAATATCTCCTTTCAATATTTTATCTTCAATAGCATTATAACAAAAAAAAACATTTGTCAAGGAGAAATCTAAAAAATAAAAAAAATGTGATTTAATATTAAATCACATTTTTTTTAACTATTTTAATTTATTTTTATATTTATCTCCAATGAGTGAAACTTGTGTTTCGAGTTCCATAAGATCTGAATATTGATCATTATTATATCTATACGTATAAATATAATTCTTTTTTCTTTGGATGGCATCTAAAACATCAATAATAATACCTTCTATTACTAAAATAGTGCCGTCTATCGCTTGTAGTGTGCCACTTTTAGCACATTTTTCATATCTTTTTTCAAAAATATCTGGTTTTACAACAAGAATTTCTCCTTCACTATCTTTTATTACATAATCTTTCGCTGAAATTTTTAAAATTCCTTTAGGAGTATCAATACATATTGCCCCACTATAAACAATCAATTTTCCTTTAACGAAATCATTAAGCTCTAACAAATCTCTGCCGTTCCACTGCATAGCATCTATTTTTTCTATTGATTTTGCTTTATACTTCATTTTAAATATTCCTTTCTATCTTATTATCTATTTTGAATTAAATTTATTGTTTCAATAATTTCTTTAATTGATTTTCTAGTAAAACCTCTAGTTTTATTTTCTAAACGAACCTCATTATAGTCTTTATTCCAACATTTTTTACAATTACTATCGCATTGAATCACATAACCAAGGCTTCTAATACAAATTTCTGGAATGCCGTCTTTATTTAATTTAATATTAGGATAATCTTTTTGAAAATGAGATAAAAATGTTTCTAAGGGATGGAGGGCAGACCATCTTTTTACAATTTTTATAGCTATTTCTGGCTGATATCGTTCTAAGAACATACATTTAGGTTTATTTTCTTCACTAAAACGGCATTCTCCGCAATAAATAGTGCAATTATGCGTCATACGATTTTTTTCTTTTAAATAAGTTAAAGCATCCATGATTTTGTCTCCATTCCTAATAGAATTTTCTGATAAGGAAGTAATTTATTCATAAATTCTTGCATCACTCTATTTTTTTCTTCTTCAATTCTTTGTAAGGCTTTATTACATTTAGTGCCGCAATATTTTTGTTTGCGGCACAATTCACATTTTCCATTAATCAACCATTGCTCTTGTTTATTTATTTGTGTCATTTTTTATATCATTTCTTTCATTTATTTGGCATCCTTTTTCATAAATTGTTAAAATTTTATTTTCGTAATTGAAATTATGAGCCTCTTTTGCATAAGTAAGAATTAGTGACTCATTAGTTACATAATATTGTGTTATTGTTTCTTTGTATTGATTTTTATTGCCATTTATATACAATAGTGTTCCTATTCCAATCACTAAGCAAATTATTGAAACAATCACCACTTTATAATTTTCAAAACAAAAACCACCAAAAATCAAACCATAAAACGAAATTAATGACAATAATACCATAATAAGTACTACACACATTGTTACATCTGTAAATTCACATTTAATATTTAGTAAATCCATTTATTTTCTCCTTATCTTAAATATTCTAACCCAACTAATTCTGGAGCGATTAACAGTGGCACAAATTCACAAAACAAAAGAATCACTGTAATTACAATAAAAACAACACTTACTACTGTACTACCCTTACATTTAGATTCATCTAAACTAAAAATATCTGCAATTATCGGAAACAATAATGCTACGATAATTGTAATTATTCCTGCTGCTACAGGGATAATAAAGATATGTTTTATCGCCATATACCATCCATATTTACTTAAAAATGTTGAAGTATTTTCAACAATTTGATTAGTAGTTACTCCGAAAAGTTCTGCCAATTCACTTACTGTGCTCGAACTAATGCTTCCCATTTAGTTACCTGCTTTCTATAATGTCTTCATACACAAAACGAATCTTGTCAATAATTTTATCAGTGTGCCAATGCCCACAATACCAATTTTTATATTCTAGCTTGTCTTCAATAGTATCAAGAAATTTTTCCATACTATGGTCTATTGTTTTAACTCCATGATTAAGAAATTTTTCTACAGGAATATATTTTAAAGGACAAGTATGAGAAAGAACAGTAATATTTTTATTAGAAATTTCATCTAATTTCATTAAACAGTACATTTTTTCTATAGTTGTCATTTGTTCAGATTCATACCATTTAAAATTTTTTAAACCTGCTTTTTGTTGCGCTAATCTGTAAAGTTTATCGTAAGACCAAGCTCCACCTAAATGCCAATACTCTTGATTTTCAATTTGAAAAAATCCTCCAATAGTTGGGAATAAAATATTAGGAAATTCAGGTTCACAATAAAATTTTCCTTCAATATTATTTCTTTTAATACCAATCAATTTATAAGAATCAATATTTTGCGGTCTTTCTTCATGATTACCATGTATACAAATCAAAGTTAGGGGTAATTTTGTAAGCTTCTTTTTTAATTTTCTATCTCTACCATTTAAAAAATAATTGATGCCAGCGTCGCCTAAAACAATTAAAAAATCTTTTTCAGATTTAAAATCATATATATCTTTTCTCATTTTTACAAAATTAAAAATTTTTGTAAAACTACCATGAGTATCTCCTGTAATAAATACCATTATAGCACCTCATTTTGTTTTAAAGTTTCTTCTGTCCATTGAAGAGTAGCACCATATAAAATATTTCTTTTATTAGTAAAAATTAATCCATAGCGTAATTTCGTCTTTAATTCTTTTGAATCCCAATATGTTGTAACATATTTAACTTTAACTTCATGAATTTCGTTTTCATAAAAAATTTTAAGTTCTTCATCTACTGCATAAATTTTTTCAATAGTGAAAAGTGAACTATCTTTATTTGCTTCTAATTGAATTTCCAAATTACAGTTTTTAGTTCCATTGGAATCTGTTTCTAAAATAACGCTATTTAAATCGTCCAAACTAATACGATGAAATGTATAAATAAATTTATCATTTACAAGATATCTACAATATAAATATGGTTTTTCATCATTGATAATTTTTGCTTCAATACATTTGACTTTATTGATAACTTCTTTTATAATAGACATTATTGCAACATCCCTTCGCATAATCTTTAAAATATTTACTTAGAAAATTACATATTTTACTATATCCAATACATCATACACAGTATTATCACCTTTAATTATTTTCATCTTGGATTGTGATTGTCCAAATATCACCTTTATCAGGGTCATATACCATCTCAAACTGATTAAGTAGCATTTTTTCTTTTGTTCCAACAATAGCATTATATATTTCATCATTATATTTTACTTTCAAATACATTTTTACATTATAGAAATTTCTACTCTCATCCAACTCCATTATAATTTTAGATGGCATATTAAGACCATAAATAAAATTCTTCATAGTGTCATATCTTTTCATTATATTACTCCAATCTCCATTTTATAAAATCTATAAAATAATCTCATTTGCTTCAAAATCCAACATTTCCATGTCATTGTAATAAATTTGGATATCAGAAGAATAATACCCATTTTGCTCCGAGTAGCAGGGGATAAAAAACATCATATTTCTATCACCAAATCTAAAACCTGCTCTTTTTACAGATTCAAATTGAAGATCTTCATTGAAATCATAGTTAAATGCCATTTCTTCAATTTGATTAAAGTCTGCGTAATTCTGTTCACAACAACCTTGAAGATGATCGAATGTAATTTCATTCCCATTATCAAAAATAATTGCATTAGATGTTACTTTAGAAATTCTCATAATATTGCTCCTTTGTCTTATCACAAAATTATATTATTTAGCCAATTTAAAATACTTTTTTATGCTTTCCATTGTTTTAAGGTTTTATAAAAATCTGTAATTGATTTCAAATCTTTTCATTTTTTGTATCTTTTGCGAAACCAACTATTTATAGTATTAGGTACAACCTTGAATTTATTTGATAGAAAATTCATTATAAGCTTTAATACGATTATTTCACATCCAAATAAAAGGTCTGCTAGCATATGTGTTGGTGAATATCCAACACTATCAAGCTTTTCCATAATGCCAGTTTTGCATACAGCAATGAGCGCAATTATATAACTGATAAAATGAACGATAAAGGCAATTATTAAAAAATATTTCATTATTTATCTCCCTTTTATTCAGTCCAATCAATAGCTTGTCCACAATTATCACAATAAGGTCTTATAGAATAATTATGATGATATGCTCCACAAGACGGACAAGTCCATTGAACTGCATATGGTTTATTACTAAAATCCGTCAACTGTATACAATTGATTGCCTTTCTTTTTAATGTCTTTACGTGTGCCTTTAATAAATCATACAATGCTATATCATTGCCTATGTAATTTTTAAGGGTTTGAATATCAAGTTGCTGTTGACTTGAATAATAAACATCATTAAGTGCATTAACTGCCAATTCAAATGCCTCTAGTTGTTCATCAAAATTCCCTTGTGTATAGGCATACTTGCAATTATCACAGTCTACACGACGAGTAAGTTCCTCCTCCTTATAAAACACAATACATTTCTTCATGCAATTTAATTTGCCTTCAATAAAATCAATAGCTTCTTTATATGTCATCAACTTATCCCTCTTTTTAAAATCTACAGTTAAATTCCTTCTTTTCAGCAGCCTTTCTGTCTGCGCTCATTAGTCTGCGCCGTTCATATTCAGACAAATCGATTTCACGCCATCCTTCTTCTACTGCCGCAAAATGTCGATTGACTTCTTTTAACTCTCCGTCATTGTCAAGAATATATAAAATTCCGATTGTGTCATAATCTCCATTTACCCTGTCTGTCAGAAAATTCTCGCAGATCACCTTGTAGGTTTTAGGCATATATGGCATCGTAACGGGAAAATATTCCCCTGCAATCTTTGCTACGAAGTTATTGTACCAGCAGGTAGAGCTGTCTAACGACATACAAATGAAACGGTCAATATCCAAATATTCAATATGTCCATCGTCATACACATCTTTGAATAAAGAGCTTATTCGTTTGCACTGGTATGTATCACAATCTTTTTCGTAAGGATATATCTCACACTTAATCCAAACGTCATCTGTATCCTCGATTGGCGTTAAGGGCTGTTCCTTCACTAATCTGTTGAGAATCCGAAGTGTGATTCCAATGTTCGTCCCGCTATGTCCATCCTCCAACAAGGATCTGAACGCTTTTAGCGCACTTTCATAGCATGCCACATCGTAATTCCACTCATCCCCAGAGTGTCGTTGTGATGACACTTGCCTCTCGCAAGCAATGCGAATTTCTTCCTCCGCCCATATCTCTATGCTTGATTTTTCTTTTTTTATATTATTCATTTTTATACTCCCTTTTTCACAGATAAAAACTCTGTCTCATATTTATGATATTCAACTCCTGGAAATCTAGTAGTAGGATTTACAAATGGACAAAGAGTATTCTCCTCAGTTTTGTGCTTATAATTACAAAAATATGTAACATCTAAATTAGTTGGTTCTAATCTACAATGTATTGTTGAACCATATTTTCGTTCTATTTTTTTTGTATATGGGCATCGATAACATTCCGCCATAACTTGTCTCCCTTTCGCCAAATTTCCCCTACTATTATCTAGTCTCTTATATATTTAATTTCCCTTCCATCTTTCATCAATACTGTAATAATATCTGGATAATTTGCAAAATATTGATCCATATGATACTCGCACTGCTTAATACCTTCTGGTTTAATATGATTCTCCTCGCACGCTTGACAATCACTTCTGTCTTTGTATTGCGTATTGCAAATTTCACACTGATACATTTTATATTCCTTCATTGTTTTCACTCCTCTTGACTGCTTCTCTTATTTCTTCATCAATACTATAATCTTCTTCTAAAAAGCCTAATTTTACTGTGATGTTAAATTTTATTATTTTTTCACTATTCCTCAATCGGCGTGTTCCAGCATTTTATACAATTCGGCTCGGTACATCTCTCATTTCTTTTGATTCCCAAATCGTTTACACACACTTCCGGAGTTCCATCATCATCCATTAGTGCATTTGGATAATACTTCAAAAACTGCGTCAAATACGTTTCCTTCGGATGCTCCTCCAACCATTCTTCTACAATTTCTATAGCCCTTTCTGGATATCTTTTTATGTATGTATCACAATACATGTTACCTTTTACCATTTTAAATTTACATCCATCACAGGAATCGCTACCAAAACTATTACACATCCTATTTTTCCCCATGAAAAATTCTATCGCATCCATTATCATCTCTCCTTTGTTTTCAATTCATTAGATACAATATTTTATTAATCTCTTATCAATTTATTTATTATTTCGATGGATTAATAGGCGTAATTAAATTATCTATAAGAGCAAGTCTTGTAAAAAGACCTACACCACCGGGAACCGGAGTATATTCTAAATTTTTACATTTGTAGATTTCTGGATCGGCATCTCCACATAATTTACCTTCATCATTTCTATTAATGCCAACATCAATTAAAATTTGATGTTTATTTTCATTGATAAATTCTTTGCGAATAAAATTTTGTTGCCCAACAGCAGAAATAATTAAATCTGCTTTTTGACATAAATCAATCATATCTTCTTCTTTTGTCTTACTATGACATTGAATAACAGTACAATCTCTATCTCTAAGCAAATCTAATATAGGTTTTCCTACAATTTCACTTCGTCCTAAAACAATAGCAACTTTACCTTCAAAAGTAAAATCAACATATTTTAAATAATCAATAATTCCTTTGGGCGTACATGGAGTATATGCTGAAGTCTTTTTAAACCCATCAATATCTAATTCATCTGGAATTGCATTAGCTACCTCTTTTTCATTAATATGATTGGGCAAAGGTAATTGCACAATAATACCAACGCAATGATTCAAATAACGAAATTTACTAACGTTATCAATTAAATCTTTAATTTCTTTGGTGGTAGTTTCATTATCTAACTTAATCAAAGTATATCTAGCACCAACCTCAGAGCAATCTTTAATCTTACCTTTGATATAAGCATTAGAAGCAGGATTATCACCAACTTGAATGATAAACATTGTATAATCATTAAGAATATTTTTTTCTATAAAATTTTTTAATTTCGTTTTCTTCTCTTGCACATATAGAGCGCAAGTTTCTTTATTGATTTGTTTCATTATTTCCTCCTTAATATCTCTACTATTTATTTTCTAATAAAATTATAACATTATTTTTTAAAAGTGTCAAGGTAATTATATATTTATTATTTTTTATCATATCTTCATTAGAAATTTGACTTCTTTTGAAAAATATGTTATAATTATTTTGTAAGAAATTGAAAGAGGTGTATTGAAATATTAAAATTAAATAAAAGTATAGTTAGTTCTATTGATAGAACAAAATATATAAAAGAATTAGTTGAAGAAAATAATTATACACCAAGAGAATTAGATATGATGGCTTCTTACATCGTAGAAGCTGTTGAAAAAGAAAATAAAAACACCGAAAATAAACATTCTATTTTAACAACTAATAGAATGCAAACAATAGACAAGATGGAAACTTCTTTAGATGCGTTAAATGAAAAAAGTTTTAATGGCGGCAGTAGTTACCTCTATTCTCTTGACATGAAACAAGAAGAAAGTAAAAATAAGATTTTATGCCGTAAAATTACGATGTCAGAGGAGGATTTGAACAATCCATATATTAAACAAATAGATAGTAGTATCAGAGAAATAGAAAATATTATTCAAAATACAAAAAATTTAGAAGAAATTCCAAAATTAAAAGCAATTATTATAGAATTAAGAAAAGATAAATACTTTGTAAAAAAATGTATAAATCCTACAATCAATTTTAATAATTTGTCTTTCAATAAAAGAAGTTCTATTAATTATGAACATATAACTGGCTATTGAGACAATGGAAAATATAAAAATGTAAATGATAGTTCTTTTTATTTCCACAATCCTAAACATATAAAAGCTCTACTAAACAATTTTCTATTTTTAAAAAATTATACTGAGGAAAATTTACAATCTACCATGCATTGAATTTTAATAGATTTTGAACAGCTTGTTACGAAGTTTGAAGAAGGAAAATATAAAGATGTATTACTTTGCAAGCTTCAAGACTATTCAAATGAAGAAATAAAGGATTTTTTAATGAAGAAATATGGAGAAACTTATTCGGTTACATATATTTCTTCACTAATAAATAAGATTTTACCTAAAATGATTTGTGAAAAGTATCAAGAAGAAACATTAAACTGATTATATACTCATAAGATGACAGGGAAATGAAAAATTTGTTCAAAATGTGGGCAGATTAAATTAGCCAACAGATTCAATTTTTCATTAAATAAGAGAGGGAAATATGGATTACATTCTGTTTGTAAGCAATGTAGATCAAAGGAAGTGAAAAATAAATGCCAGAGCAGATAGAAGATAGTAAACTTGAATGTGAAGTTTGTCATAGAGTTTTAAAGAAAATAAATTTTTATCAAACAAGAAATTACGATAAATATCCTGATGGATATCTTCACAAATGTAAAAAATGTTTGACTGTAACAGTAAATAATTGAAAACCTTCAACTTTTTTACATATTTTACAGGAAATTGATGTTCCTTATATTCCTAAAGAATGGAACTCTTTATTAAATAAATATGGGCTAGACCCAAGAAAGACTACTGGAACAACTATTTTGGGCAGATATTTGTCTAAGATGAAATTGCGCCAATATGATGGTGAAAAGTTTAAAGATACTGAAAAATATGTTAGAGATGACAATGAACAAAGAAAAGTTTTTTTACAACAAGTTAGAAGTGCTTCTAAGGGTTTAGAATCTTTAACTGATGAAGATTTAGAGAACACTCTTGTAGAAAAGCCAGAAGAAGAAAATAATTGAGATAAATTAGATATAGATTTTACTGTTGGTAGCTATGAACAAGAATTAACCAATACAGATGATAATGCCACAATAAGTAATGATTGCTACAAACCTGCCGAAATACCTGCTGGGTTTGGGCAAACTCCAACTATTAACTATGAAGAAGAATTAACCTCTGAAGAACAAAAATATTTAATTTTTAAATGGGGAAAAAGTTATTCTTTAGAAGATTTAGTTAGAATGGAAACTCTATATCAAGAAACAGCTGAGAGTTTTGACGTATCAAATCCAAATCACAAAGACTATTTAAAGAAGATTTGTAAAGCGTCTTTACAATTAGACCGTTCTCTTGATTATGGCGATTCAGATAGTGCGGCAAAATATAGTCGTATGTATGATATGATGAATAAGTCTGCCAAGTTTACAGCGGCAGCTAATAAAACAGAAAAAGAAGAATTTATCGGTTCTGTTGGAGAGTTAGTAGCAGTTTGTGAAAAAGAAGGTTTTATTCCAAGATTTCATAATGAGGAACAAAAAGACATCGTAGATAAAACTTTAGAAGATATGAATAACTATGTAGAAAAATTGATTTCTAATGAAATGAATTTAAGTGACTTGATTGAATCTGCAATTCAAATGATTGCTGTTGAGGAAGCAAAACAAAGAGAATCTGAAGATGAAGAATTGACAGATGAAGAATTGATGAATGAAGAATTTGAATATGAAGAAAATATGGTCTATGATGATGAATTGGATGGTGATTTGTAATGGCAATTACTGTCGCTTCTATCCCGGATGAAATGTCTATTAGACTAATTGATTCAATGAAAGAAACTGTAAAAAAAGAAGTCTTGACTGAAGAACGTATTGCAAAAATTATGCCAGAACTTAGAAAAGCTTTTTCTTTTTACAGAGAATATCCTGATATATACATAGATAAAATTACACCTCCTGAAAGCAATTTCAAATTATTTTTTTATCAAAGGCTTTTTTTGAGAGCTGTAATGCGTTATAAATATGTTTATGGCACATTTACTCGTGCTTTTTCTAAATCTTTTTTATGTGTAGGGGCAAACTTACTTAGATGTATTTTCTTTCCCGGTGCTAAAATCTTTATCGCTGCTGGTGGTAAAGAACAAGGTGCAAATATCGCAAAAGAAAAAATTGAAGAATGGCTAGATCTATTTCCTATTTTTGAAAAAGAGATAAAAACTAAACAATATACACGAGATTATGTTAGATTGATTTTTAAAAACAAATCTCAATTTGATATAGTAGCTGTAAAAGAGTCAACTCGTGGTGGCAGACGTCATGCCGGGACAATTGAAGAAGTAATCATGGTAGATGGTGTTAAATTGAATGAAGTTATTATTCCACTGATGAATGTATCTAGACGAGCTACGTGCGGAGAAGTTGATCCGAATGAAGTACTGAATAAAAGTCAAACTTATATAACAACAGCAGGTTTTAAGGGCACTTTCGCTTATCAAAAACTAATACAGATATTAGTATGACAAGTTGTTAGTCCTGGCAAGGCATTTGTTATGGGTGGCTCTTGAAGAATACCTGTAATGCACAATTTACTTGATAAAACTTTCGTACAAGACTTAAAAGCTGACGGTGAACCTAGTGTTAGTGCCGTAAAAACCTTTTCCAGTGACCACTGGGGTTGATTTGTATAAAATCAGCTAACGGGGAACTCTGAAGCGCATGTCGAGATGATAAACCGTATGAGAATCCCGTGGGAAAATTTAAAATTTATAATAAAAGGAGTTAATTATGAGAGGAATTTACAAATTTGTTAATAAAATAAATAAAAAAATTTATATTGGTCAATCAACAAATTTAGAAGAACGGTATAAATCCCATAAAAGAAACTACAATAATCCTAATTCCTCTGGTTTTAATACTCACTTTTATAATGCTCTAAGAAAATATGGATTTGATAATTTTGATTATGAAATTATAATTCAATCTGAGAGTTTCTCTAAAGAAGAATTAAATGAATTAGAAATTTATTTTATTAAAAAATTTGATTCATTTAATTCTGGATATAATATGAATATAGGCGGTAATTTTACTTCTTCTAAGAAAAAATTAGATATTGAAAGTGTAGAAAAAATAAAGGAAGATTTAAGAAAAGACAATAATACATTAACTTCCATTAGAGAAAAATATAAGGTTTCTACGGGACTAATAAGTATGATTAATAATGGGAAGATTTGAAATCAAGAGAATGAAAAATATCCTATTAGAATGACTACTTCAGCTAGGAAAGGCGAAACAAATGGAAGAGCCAAAATAACAGATGAAGAAGTAATAAAAATACGAGAAATGTATGTTGATAACGATCTAAATACAATTTATGAATTATATTCAGATAGAGTATCTTTTTCAACCATGAAAAAGATAGTTTATGGACAGCAATTTAAACATTTACCGATCTATAAAAAAAGAGAGAAAAAATGGATTTTAAATCAATCCTGTATCGACTATCCCTTAGGCTGAAATGCTGGGGAGTAGGGCTATTATTGGTACATAGCGATGTTTTAGGAAACGAAGCATCTGAAAACCGAAACGGGTTTCTTATTTAGAGATAAATAAGTAAGAGATAGTCAGTGCTATTAGAAATAATAGAGTAACACGACGTTTAATGAAATGTCATTTGGTAGAGAATATGAGAGTGTTTGAACAGGTGTTGCCGAAGACTCTTTCTTTAATGCTGATGTTTTTGATAAATATCGAGTAATCCAATATGCAGAAGACAAAAGCACACTAAAACGTTCTAAAGATTCTTATTATATTATGTCTATTGACGTAGGACGTTTAAGAGATAAAACTGCTGTAATGATTTTTAGAGTTAGTCCAAGACCTCAGGGCGCAGCTTTAAAACAATTAGTAAATATATTTGTTATGGAAGATGAACATTTTGAATCTCAAAGTATTAAAATTAAACACTTATGTGAATGTTTTGATGCAGATAAAATTGTGCTTGATGCAAATGGTTTAGGCGTAGGTTTAGTGGACTATTTAGTCAAACCTAATATAGACCATGAAACAGGAGTAGAATATGTTCCTTATGGAGTAGATTATCAAACAGATGAACAAGAAAGAGAATATAAAAAATACGAAACACCAGAAATGAAAAAAAATATTCTTTATTTAATTAAAGCAACTCCAGAAATCAATAGTGAAGCTCATGTAAACGCTTTGTCACAACTTGCTTCTGGTAAAATTAGATTGCTGATTGACCATCAAGTTGCAAAACAAAAATTATTAGCAACAAAAAAAGGTGCTTCAATGTCTTCTGATGAAAGAGCGGCTTATTTAAGACCTTATACGTATACTTCTATTTTAAAAGAAGAAATGACGAATTTGAGAGAAAAGAAAGATAAAACTGGTAAAATTGCTCTTGAGAGAGTAAATAGAAAAATTTCTAAAGATAGATTCAGTGCTTTTGAATATGGATTATACTATATCAAATTACAAGAAGAAAAACAGAAAAAAGCTAAAATTGATTTAAGTAGTTTTATCCTAGGAACTAAAGCGGGGAATAAAATAGGTTATAAATCAAGAAAAAGACATGTATACACAAGGAGAAATAAGTAATGGCAAAGTCAAGAGGAGAAATTAAAATTGAAGCAATTTTAAAAGAAAATAATTTCAATTATGAAATGGAATATATTTTTCAAGATTTAATAGCTGATGGTAGTAAAGTTCCTTTACGTTTTGATTTTGCAGTCTTTGATGATGATGGTAATATAGATTTCTTAATTGAATATCAAGGAGAGCAGCATTATAAAGCTTTTCCTAGATTTGGTGGTATTAAAGGTTTAAGAAGGCAACAGCACAATGACTCTTGTAAAAAACAATATTGTGCTGCTCATGGGATACCTTTAGTTATTGTACCTTATTGGGATTATAATATATTGGATTTAGATTATATATTACCTTATGATGGGTTTTAAAACTTTAAGAAAGGAGAAAATTCATGCGTCAAAGAAAAATGCTATTTAAGAAAGATGAAGGTAACCGAATACCTAAAATGGCGACTCTTAATCAATTAAAATTGCATATGGATAGATATTATAAAGATCGTGTGGGATATAGTAAAGAAGATATATTAAATGCTATTGACAACGTTGATATAAAAACACTAAGAGCAGTTAGCAAACGAGCCGCAATTCTTTCATCTGGAATTTATTCAAGGCTATTATGATATATGGCATTATTGCCAACTTATGATTGTATAATAGACCCTTATTTAAAAGTTGATGGGAAAATGACAGACTATAAAGAAGAAATAGATGAAACTATGAAAAAATCTTTAGAATTTATTGATAGTTTAAGAGTGCATCATATGGCAAGTTATTTGGCTTATGATGTATTAGTTCATGGCGTAAGCTATAAATTAAAAATTGAAAATAATAATTCTATTATTCTACAAGATTTACCTATCAATTATTGCCGTACAAGATATAAAATCAGTAATAAAGACATTATTGAATTTAACGTTAGATATTTTGATACGATTCGAGATGAAACAGAACGTAAACTTATTTTAAATTCTTTACCACCTATTTTTGCAAAAGAGTATAATCGCTATACAAGCGGAAAAATTGAATTAGATATTTATGATAGAGGAGCTTGGTTTGCAGTCCCAAGTGAATTAGGCGAAGTATTTTATCTAACTAATGATTTTATTCCCTTTTTTGTAAAAATAATTCCAGATATCTTAGATTGAGAAGTTATAAAAGATTTAAATTTATTAAAGTCAGAGCAAGAGTTATCTAAAATTTTAGTACAAAAATTTGGTACTAATAAAAATGGTGAATTGGGTTTAGAGCTTCCAGAAGTAGAACAATTACATCAGAATGCTCTTGATATGATTGGTGAAATTGAAGGGCTAGATGTGTTAACGACTTTTGCAGATGTAAGTGTATTAGATTTGCAACAAAAGTCTGGTTTTAATCAGTCTAATGACCCATTAAAGAATTTTTTAAATTCTGTATATAGTAATGCAGGTGTCTCTGCAAACTTATTTGCTACTGATGGTAATTTAGCATTAGATAAATCTATTTCTAATGATGAATCTATTATGTTCATGCTTTTCGTTGAAAAAATTCAAAATTTTATCAACTATGAACTTAATAGACGCTTTAGCACTCCTAAAATAGGAATTATTTGTAATTTTCCTAGAATTACCATTTATAATTTTAAAGATATGGCGGATACTTTTAAGGGACAAGCAATGTATGGCTATTCAAAACGATTACCGGCTATTGCAACAGGACAATCTCAAAGTTCCTTAATGGCAGGTATTGAATATGAAAATGAAGTAATGGGTATGGCAGATATTATGTTGCCATTACAGTCTAGTACAACACAAAGTGGTAATTCTTCTTCATCTGGGGAAGAAAAACAAACTGGACGACCTTCATTGCCAGATAGTCAAAAATCTGACAAGACGATAAAAAACTTAGAATCATCTAAGTAAAAATTTAGCAAAAAATGTTGTCAATTCTATGAAAAAATATGATTAGATTTTTCATTAAGAATAGAGGGAAAGATGGTGAAATAAAACTTTGAAAATAAAAAATTTAACTTTTACGAATATGACACCATTAGTTAAGAATCCTATGATTTCTCATGGTGTGGTAGATATTCTTTATGGTGGAAGGAATAGAAACAGCTCTCATATTAGTTATGAAGTTATGGATACAAAATTAAAACCAAGTATTCCGGGCATTCCTATCGTAGGAGAATATTTTGAAGAAACAGAAGATTTTGGTGACCATGGTGGGAAAATTGTTATTGATAATAAAGGAATCCATTTTATTGCAACTACAATTCCTTATGGATTTGTACCACCTAATACGAAGTTAGAGTACGTAGATAAATTAGATAAAGATGGAATAACAAGAACTTATTTAAGAGCAGAATGTTATTTATGGACTGGTCAATACCCTGAGTGCCAAAGGGTTATTGACACTGGGAATCCTCAATCTATGGAGTTAGCAAATGATACTGGTTCTTGGAAAAGAATAGAAGGGCATGATTGTTATGATATTGAAGATGCTATTGTTTCAAAACTTTGTATCTTAGGTTCTGAAGTTGAACCTTGTTTTGAAGGAGCAGCATTTGGAAAAGAAGAACCTAATATTTCTTATTCTTTAGATAAAGAAACATATGAAGAATTTATTAAAACCTTTGCCCTACAAGTAAAAGAAGCTTTAGAAGAAGAAAAAAATGTAATAGATAAAACAAAAGGAGGTTTAATGACTATGTCAAAAGTCAATGATCCAAATAATCCTACTATTGACCCAAAAAATAATTTAGAAGGTGAATACGAAAAGAAATTTAATGATTTAACAGCAGATTTTGATGCACTTTCTAAAAATTTCACAAAGGTGTCTGAGGAATTGGAAGAAGCGAATAACAAACTTCAAAAGTTGGTTGAATATAAAAATCAAGTTGAAGGAGAAAAGAAAGAGCAGCTTTTTAACAAGTTTAAAGATAAAAATGTGATTGAAGAAGCTGAACTTGATACAGTATTAAGCAAAATGGAGTCTTTAACTTATGAAGAGCTTGATTCAACTTTATGCCAATTATATACTTATGCAAAAATGGCTTTAGAAGATGAAAAAAACAATCCGATTGCAACTCCTACACCTCGCACTTTTAATTTAAATAATGATAATAGTGATATGGGTGGAATGACTTGGGAACAAGCTGTAAAAAATAAAAGTGTAAATGAGTAAGGAGGATATACATAATGGCTTTATTAAAGAAAAATGGTTATGGACAAGTTGAATTTAACAAAGTTCAGAGTCAAACAACTAAAGAAATTATTGCTACAATGCCTGCAGCAGATAGTATCACATCTATTGAAATGGGTTCATTTGTAGTTCCTGATTATACAAAAAATGAAGTAAAATTACCTGTAGCTAAGGGTGATGCTGCTTATATTGTAAATAATGAAATTAAAAATTATGAAGTAAGAACTTCTAGAAAAGATTTCAGATTAGAGAAGATTGAAGGAAATGGACATTTTGTAAGTCAAGGTATTATTCCTAGAGCTTATAAAATGCACGTAGGAGATTTACTTCACACTAATTTAGTTGAAGGTGCTGACACTATTACGGCAGGAGAAAAATATGTAGTTGACACTACAGGTATTTTAACTAAAACTGCTGATGGAGATGTTACTACAGCTAAGATGATTTTTAAAGTAGTAAAAGAAAGTACAATGCCTGATGGTCAGAAAGCGATTAAATTTGTTTGTACTAAGGCTGATTATAATAATTAATAGCGATAGGGGGAATAATAAGATGAGCTTATCTTTTAGCGAATTAAAAGGCTTATCTAAGGCTATGATTAAGTCTAAGACAAAAGCCGCTACTAAATATACAATGAAAGATGGTACAGTTCTTAGTTTAGATGCTATGAATGCAGTAATGAGAGAAGAACTGGATAATAAATTAGGTTCTTTTAACGATTATAGACGTAATAAAATCGAATATTTTGAACTAATGGAAGAAACAATAGATGAGAAACTTCCTCCTGAAGTTATGAATTTATTCGGTGCTTTTGCTCAAACAAAAGTGTTCAAACAAGGGCAGCAGCCTGTATTTACTAGAAAAGTTGGTAGACGTAGAGCAAAGAGTTTTATCACTAAAGCTACATTAGCTGGTGTTTATGAAACTTTTAAATTGGACACAGAAACTTTCACAATTCCTACTATGGCTTACGGTGGTGCTGCTCAGATTTCTATTGAAGAATTTTTAGATGGTACTTTAGACTGGAATGAATTAATTGATATTGTCATGGAAGGTCTAGTAGAAGCAGTATATAAAGAAATCAACTTAGCTCTTGTTAATGTAGTTGAGTTCTTACCTTCTGCTAATAAAGCTGCTACTTCTAATTTTGATGGAGAGCAGACTGACAAAGTTCTGTCTACAGTAGGAGTTTATGGTAAGCCTACAATCTTCTGCACATATGAGTTTGCCCAAAAGATTGTTCCAGACACTAACTTTATTAGTGATGAGGATAAGAGTGACAAACGTAACCAAGGTTACATTGGTACTTATCATGGTGCTAAAGTAGTTTTATTACCTCAATCTTTTGAAGATGAAACTAACTCTGTAAAAACGATTGATCCTTCTTATGGATGGGTATTCCCTAATGGTAATCAAAAGGTAGCATATGTTGCTTTTGAAGGACAAACAGTTGTAAAAGATTTTGACAATAGAGATATGTCAACAGAAATTCAAGCTTATAAAAAGTTTGGTGTAGCTATTACAGCTTATAACCATATTGGTTCTATTAGAATCACTTCTTTAAAAAGAGAAAATTAAAAATACATTATATTAGTTAATGAATGGGTCGCTCTCATTTAGAGCGAGAGCGACCAATTATTTTAGAGAAAAAGGAGATTTACATAAATGAGTGAAACAGTAAGAGTTTATAATAGAAGTAATAGTTTAGTGTCTTATGTTGACCAAGAAACAAAAAGAAAAAGAGTTTGGCAACCAATTATAAATGGAGTAGAATCTTATAAGGATATTGAAGTTGAAGAAATTGAACGAGTAATTTCTAATGACTATGGGGCAAAAGTTCTTTATGAAGATTATTTAGTCATTAAAGACAAAGATGTTTGTGAAAAAATCGGTATTTCTTGTCCTAAAGAATACTTTTATGATGCTAAAGAAATTCAAAAAATTCTTGAAACAGGTACAGATTTTGAATTAGTAGAAATGATTGAATTTAATAATGGGGCATTAGGTGATTTAATTAAACAGATTGCCGTTGAAATTAAACTTGATTCTTCAAGAAAACGTCAGATTATTAAAGACCGTTTAAACTTTAATGTTAATTTTGCTATTGAGAATGAAGTAGAATTTGCTAATAAAGTAAGTGTTACTGAACAGCAAGAAAAGAAGGCTAAATATATTACACAATAATAAGGAGTTTAAAAGAATGGAGAATAATATTGAAAACCCTAATGTTACTCTATTCTGTGAAGTCTATTGTAAATTTTTAAATGGGATTACAGATGATATGTATTTAGAGCTAACTTATCAAGACACTTTAAAGCTATTAAAATCTATGCTAATCTCAGCTATTGTTAATTTTAAATATCCAAAGATTAACATTAGAAATTATTATCTTGCTTCATCAGATTCAATAAATTGTTCTACTTCTGCTTTTGATATGATTGAAAGCAAGGTATTAGAGGATGATTTTGATGAATATTGTGATTGTTCATCTGTTTTAAACGAAACTGATCAAATAGATAAATTAGATCATTGACAAATTAAATTGGGGATTGATGAGATTGAGATTCTAGCAACAGCCATGAAGTTGGATTGGTTAGGACAGCAATTAAATTCTAAAGAATTATTAAAAATGCGAATTCAAACCTCTGATTTTGAAACGCCTTCACAGGCGAATCATATAGCTAAATTAACTGAGTGATTTCAAGAGAGTCAACTTCAATTAACAGCATTACAAGATTTATATAATAGACGAACAGTAGATGAAGTTGGGATGGTTTCTCCTAATTTTAATGGGTTAGGAGGTAAAAAACGTGTTTGTAAAAAACAAGTACGGGTATAAAATTACGACAGAAAGTATGATACAATACTTAAACATGACAAAAAATAATGTCTATAAATTACTGCCATTAAGAGAAGAAGGTAATGAATGAAAAAAATATTTAACTTCTCTTTTAGAATTGGAACTAAAGGGCTGTGAAGACCTATTTTCAGATGTGAATTTTATTGCTTTAATTAGTAAATTAAATAGTTTACATAACAAGAGTTTTTATTTGTACCGAAAAGGAGTATTTGAAAGCTTAAAAATCATTGATAAAATGATTGAGAAATTAGAAGGTGAAAACAATGAAAAATAAATGTTTTCCTTTTTGTTTTGACAGTTATGTTAGTAAAGTAAATTATCGTTTAGGGCAAGAAGATGCAGATATTAAACGCAAGACCTTTGAGGAAATTTTAGAAACAAATGGGTCTAATGTAGAAGAAGTTTATCAAATTCAAGATAAAGACATTATTTTGGCGCAAACCAAATGTATAATTCGAGACCATAAGATAAATTTAGATTATGATGAAAAATATTTACTAACACCTTTAGCTATTGATACTAAGGTTGGAGATATTTTTTATTGACCAAGGACTAATACTCATTGAATAGTTTATGCCAAGTATCTAACCGAAAAATCTTATCATAAAACTATTATTAAACGAGCTAATTGGTACATTAGTTGGAATAATGTTTTTGGAAAAACAATTAATCAATGAGTGTATGTTCGTGGACCAGTTGAGACAAAAATTGATAGTAACACAATTAAAAATAAAGTTATTGATAAATTAAATTGGACTTTAAGTATTCAAATGCCTAATACAAAAGAAACTCAAGTTTTTAAAAAATATGATTGTATTATGCTGAATAAAAAGAAATGAGAAATTACGGTTGTTGATGATATTACCACTAAAGACATTATTGAACTCCAATTAAATCAAGTTGGAGTTGGAGTAACTGATGATATAACTAATAATATTGTTGAGGGAAATTTAATTCCAGATTTTAATTTGCAACCCTTATTTAACAATGAGTTACCTTTAAACTTTACTTTAGATGTAAATAAACAAATTATTTTTACAAAAGATGGGGAAAAAGGTGATAATGATTTTAAAATTCAAAAAATAAAGGGTGGAGCAACTGTTAAAGATTCTAAAATTACTTTTACAGAAGTTGGGCGATGTGAATTTAAAGTTACCCATAAACAGAATTCATTAATAACTCAAACTTTCACTGTTGATATAGCAAACAATGTAGAAAATGTATATACTCATAAAATTGAAGGAATCAACATAGTAAAAACTTTATTTGCTTATAAATATACAACTCAAATCTATAATTTATCAGACAAATATGAATGAAAAATTATAGATGAAAAAAATATCGTTAAAGAGTATAATTTCCAAGAAAATGAAATTAACATACGTTTTAGTTTGAAAACAGGAAAAATAAAATTAGAGTTATATGTAAATAACGAATTTAAAGATGCTATTGATATAAAAGTTCTTAGCACTTTTGAATAAAAGGAGAGTAATATTATGGCAAAGTTAAATGCAAAACGCTTACAAGAAGAAAATAATTTCTTAGCTATTCCTAAAGACTGAAAAAAAATAGTAGAAAAAATTTTAACTAATGAAAAATTTTTAAAACTTTTATATTATAAATCAAAAGATGCTTTAAAATTACCAAACTTATCCGAAGCAGAAAAAGAAAGACTTATAAACAAAAATATCTTAAGTCATCCTTATATCCCTTCAGAAGATGAAGTTGAAAACTATATTCAAATTTTATTTGATAATTTTAATCAAAATCAAGTTAACCCGCAATATGTTGATAACATGATTGTTATAACATTATTATGCCATAAAGATACTTGAATTTTAGAAGATTGAAATTTAAGATTGTATGCAATGGCTAATGAAGTGATGAATATGTTAAACAATAAAAAATTAACTGGTATTGGGACAGTACAATTTGTTACAGCGTCAGCTTTTGTACCGAACAGCAGTGTTTTTGGTTTAACTATGACTTTTATGGTTATTAACTCAATAAATACAAAGGAAGATTAAATCATTGAAATTAGATAAATTACTACTTGAAAATAAGGTAGATATATTTATAAATGAAATAGGAGAGATGATACATCAACCTTCTATTAAAGAAATCGCATTTATCACTCAGGGGGAAAAACGTTTTTTTGAAATAATCGATCAAGTATGTCGAACAATAGTTGATAAGGAATTAATTGATACGCATCAAGAAATAGCTGAAAGAGATAAAATGTTTTTAAAAAATATAAATAGTTTTGAATATTTTTTAGCTTTGATCACTCAAGATTTTACTCTCTATTATAATTTTAAACTTTTATTAAAACTTTTCTTCCCTGATTACATTTGTGACATTGAAGATAAAGTCAATAAAGAAACAGGAATTTATTTAAAAATGACTCCTGAAAAAAAAGAAAAGAGACCTTTTAAGATAGATAAAAGTAATTATGATATAATTATCAATTATATTAAAATGATTTGTTGTTTAAAAGTGGAATCAATAGAAAAAGAGGTTATGCAACAATTTAATCCTATTAATGATGCCGCTCGAAAAATTGCTGAAAAGATCGCTGCGGGGCAAAAGAAACGTGAAGAGATTAAAAACAAACAAATCAAAGATGAATATTATTTAGCTAAAATGCAAAATATCTTAAGAGGAACTGGCAAATTTAGTTCTTCTGAATTAGAAAATATGAGTATTTATCAACTAAAAAATACATATCAACGATATGGATTATACTCAACTTATGAAGAACAAAATTTATATAAAGCAAATGGATTTGAAATAGAAGAATTCATTGATTATACAGAGGAAATAAACTAGAATACCAATTATTTTAAGGAGGAAAATGCAATATGGCAAATTTAATGCAAACTCGTTTTGGTTCTAGAGAGATTTGTAATGTAACTTTAAAAGCAAAAAGTGAAAGAAAAATTGGTAACAAGACATTTCAGAAGGGCGAACCTGTTTATGTTTTTGACACTTTAAAAGCTTCTACTCTTGAATCTAGTGCTACAAGTGTGTATGCAACTGGTGGTAGAGGTAACTCTCGTTTAGTTACATGGGAAGGTGAAAAAACAGTAACTTTCACAATGGAAGATGCTTTAATTTCTCCTGTTACATTTAGTATTCTTTCTGGAGCTGGATTAGATGAATATTCTGATGAAACAACTAAAGTACATTTTAGTGATACAGTAAAATGTACAACAGCAGGTAAATTAGATATGTCTGAGGTTCTACCTACTGTAACAAGTGGTAAAACTGGTGGTATCGTACAACCAGGTGATAAAGGTTCTGCGGACTACTATGCTATCTACATCTATAAGATTGATGAAGAAGGTAATATGGGTACTCCAATTACTGGTGCTATCACTTTAAGTGCAGGAACTAGTGGTACAGATTTAACTCAAATTGCTTGTGAAGGATTAACTGCGAATGAATACTACTTAGTAGATTGCTACGTTTATGCTCATGCAACAAAAATGACTGTCACTCCAGATGAATTTGCTGGTTCTTACTATTTTGAGGCTGAAACTTTATTTAGACGTGAAGCTGATGGTGTAGACTTACCTGCTACTTTCATCATTCCTCATGGAAAGATTCAGTCTAATTACACTTTCTCAATGGCAAGTACTGGTGATCCTTCTACATTTACTTTTACAGTAGATGCAATGCCTGATTACATTCAGTTTGATAGAAGTAAAAAAGTATTATTTGCTCTTGAAATTTTAGGATAATATAACATAATAGGAGCTCTAATACAGAGCTCCTCCAATAACCACGAGTAAAAAGGAGAATTAGAAATGAAAGAATCTGTTTTAGATTTAACAATTAATTTACAACTTAAAGAAGAAGAAGTTTTTATTGGGTTTGCCGATAAAAAGATTGGAGTAAAGGGATATATTCCAGTAGAAGAAAAGTATAAACTAATTAACTGGGTACTTTCTCAATCCAGACGCAATTTAACAACAAATTTTTTAAGTCAGATTGATGTTAATAAGAAATTCGACATAGCTATTGTTAATGCTTATACAAATTATAAGTTTGATATTGTTAATAAAGATTTATATAATGAAACTTATGATATTTTAAATACAAACCATTTCTTTGATTTAGTAATTAGTGCGATTCCAGAAAATGAGTACAATGAACTATCTGAATTATTGCAACAAGAATTAAATAAAGATGAAAAGTATTGTTTATCTATTGCGGGTAATATCAATAGATTAATTGATAAAATAAATCACAATTTAGAAAATGTTGATAAAGTTATGGATAATTTACAAAACTTTGATGTCACAAAATATGAAAATTTAGCTTTCATTGCTGACAAGTTAGGGAAAAACAATGATAAACCTAATAAAACAATTTCTTTAGTTGAGCAAAAGGAAAAAGAGAAACAGTAGATATAGTTGCCCAGTGTTATAAATTGCTCAATTAACACTGGGCATTTTTATTGGAGTTGATATATATGAATCTTAGTTGTGGCTTAACTACGCATAGTTATGATTATATCCATTATGGGGATCATACAGATGCTTATAATGCTATGCTTGGTAATAATAATGATGAAATTATAAGAAAAAGAAAGAAAAAAACAGATGACCAAGTAAAGAAATTAAATAAAAAAATAAATTCAATTTTTAGTGGGGCAGTTGGAGAAAAAACAGCTTTCTTTGGAACAGATAAGCAAGGGGGAAAAGTCCAAAGACAGATTATTACTGTTGAAGATTATAAGAATTTTATTTTAGGTGAATCTGGAACAGCAGGTATTGAAAATTTAGCTGTCCAATTATTAAATCGACCGGGGAATTTGAACACTATGCTTAAAGAAATAGATAATTTAAAATCTACTTCTGGCTTAGGTAATTTACAAGCTTTAAGAAGGTTTTTAGGGTACTTTGGAGGGCAAATTGAATTAACAAAAACAAATGGCAATGATATAAATGTATCATTAATACCAGATACGAAATTCACAACTAAAAATATTCAACCATTGTCTATTAGTAAATTAGATGAGATATTAAATTCAATAAGTCCCGCTGAAATTGAACTTAAAGCTATTTCTGAACAACATGAACAGTTAAAAGGTTTGGGTGGTGAAATTAGTGCAGGTTTATTAGCTGCTGTTGCTTTAGGTGCCCAAAATGAAGCTTTTTTAAAAATAGAAAATCAAGGTTTCAAACCCTTGCGGCAGACTTCTAAATTTAAAGTTAAAATAGATTCTAAGAAAATGCAGAGTTTAATTGCTGAAAAACAGCAAGAATTAAATCAAATTAGTACTGCGTTGGCAAAAGCAAATGTAAAAACTAAGATGGTAGATATTCGTTCTACTTTTGATAAACAAGGTAAAGTCGATGTCACAGTTGGAGATTTGAATATTTCAGCAAAAAACTATTGGTCAGATAATCCATTTGAATTGGGTGATATGAATGTAGCTGGTTTAATGAATTTAATCACAGCTTATTACCCTGGTTACGGATGGAATACTCCTAATTACCATGTTTTCATTAATGCTCTTGCGGCAAACGATTCTATTTCTAGTAAAGTAATGAATTTAGAAGAAACATATTTTAAGATGTTCAAAAGTATTTTAATAGGTTATGATATAGATGTATTATTTTTAGTTAGATATGGAATACCTAAGTTTTATAATGCTTTTGACGCTTATATAAATGATGATTTGTTTAAATTATATGGAACTAAACATTTTGATAATAAATGAGAAAATAATGAAACTGGCTCAAATAATTTAGAAGAAGCAGTATCTCGTTCTCAAAGAGTTTGGTATAATATAATGAAATCTCGTTTTGTTGTTAAACAATCTCATATAAATATATAAAATTAAGGAGTTGACATAAATGCCAAGTAATAGTCAAGCTATGAATTTAACTTTATATTTTGATTATGAAAATAATGAAGCTGGATTTAAGCACATTATGGACTCTCTTGATAAAATAGGCGAACAAGCAGAACAAGCAATACGTAGTAGTTCTAATTTTGCCAACAAAGAGGAAATGGACAAATCTGTCCGAGAATATAAAAATTATATAAATCGAATTAAAGAAGCATTAGAAATAAACTGGTCTCCTGAAACGCAGACTTTTAATTTAAAAGAAGCTGTAAAGTATGACCCTGCCGCTTTTGATAAAATTAAGAATGGTTTTAATGAAGTTAGTACTTCTATTATAGGGGCAGATAGTAAATTAAATGCTAATATGTCTACTATAAATAAATATAGTGAAAAATTAGACAACTTCAAATTAACTTTAGCTAATGCTTTTAGATATAACGTAGTAAATGAATTTGTAGATGTAATTAGTTCTGAAATTAGACAAACTATTCAGTATGTAGAAGATTTAGACCAAGCATTAAATAATATTCGTATTGTATCTGGTGAGTCAGCAGAAGACATGTATAAATTTGCTGAATTCGCTAATGAAGCTGGGCAAGAATTAGGTAGAACTGCTACAGAATATGCAAGAGCAGCTGAAATCTACTATCAACAGGGCTTAAAACAAGAAGATGTTATTGCTCGTACAAATGATACTTTATTACTTGCTAATATTACAGGAACAAGTGTTTCTGATGCTGCTGATAAATTAACAGCGGTAATGAATGGTTACCAATTAGCTACAGAAGATTCAACTAGAGCTCTTGATGTAATGGCTAAATTAGGTGCTGATACTGCTACAGATTTTGATGAAATTGCTTCTGCTATGCAAAAAGTAGCAGCACAAGCTAATAGTGCTGATTTGACTCTTGAAGAAACTTCTTCAATGTTAGCTACTATTATGAGTATCACTAGAGAAGCTCCAGAAACAGTTGGTACTTCTGTAAAAGCTATTATTGCTCGTTTAAATGAGTTAAAATTTTCTTCTGGTGAAGAAACATCAAGAGTAGAAAAACAATTTAAAAATATTGGAATGAGTATCTTTGATGCCAATGGTGACTTAAAAGATACTAGAACACTATTTAACGAAATTGCTGACGCTTTTAAAACAGCTGACAAAAATACCAAAGCAGTTATTGCTACTGCTGTAGCTGGCGCGGAGCAACAGAACAGATTCTTAACTCTGATGGAGAACTGGGATACTTATAATGAGTATTTAGACAAAGCTTATAATTCATCAGGCGCATCTCTTGAGCAAAATGAAATTTATATGGACAGTCTTGAAGCTAAGTCTAAACAACTTAAAAGTACTGTTGACAGTATTAAATTTGATTTATTCATGGGAGAAGACTGGGGCGAAATTTTAGATACAATTAATGAAGCTGCTAAAGCTACAAGAGTAATAGTAGATGATTTTGGTGGATTACAACAAATCTTAGCTGTTGGTGGAGCTTTAATGGTTAAGATGTTCGGTCCAGAAATTTTAGCATCTGCTAATAAAATTGCTTGAACAGTAAAAGACCTTGTTAGCAATTTAAAAAATGGAACTGAAAATGGTAAAACTCTTTCTATTAGTGAATTTTTCTTTGGAGTAAAAGATACTCAATTAGACGACTTTTACGCAAAAGTAAAAGCAAATACAAAAGATATTGGTGCTGAACAAGTTGATGTTATTGCGAAAGTAAATAAAGTTCTTGGTGAAGGTTCTGCCAAAAAATATGAAGCATATATTAACAATTTAAGAGATGCTGTTACAAAAATAGCTAATCTTAAAAAAGAAATGAAAGAAGCTACTGGATTAGAAGAAGCAGACTTGTTAAAAGATGCCGATTTGAATAGTTTTTCAGAGGGAATTTTTAAAAAATTAAAGATACCAAAAGATGCCAAACAGAATTTTACGAACTCTTTAAAAAATGAATTATCTAATTCTTTTTCGCAAGCGGGTAAATCAAGCCTTAGTTTCTCTGAACAGTTAAAAATTTTAGAAAGAGTGTTAAGAGAAACTGGAGTAAATAGCGAAGGTCTTAGTAAAAAAGTTTCAAACCTTTATCTAGAATTTGAGACTTTAGAAGGGAAAGCTACGAAAGCAGAACGAGGAATTGAAAATCTTAATAGAGAAATGGAAACTGCTCAACGTTTTCAGAATTTCTCTAATGCTATGTCAGCTCTTACTATTGGTTTAAGTTCTTTTTCTAATGTAGTAGACCAATTAGAACAAGGCGATAAAATAGGGGCTTTATCTGGCGGATTAACAGGAATTGGTTCTGCCCTTATGATGATTCCAGGTCCTGCTGCGGCTGTAGGTGCAGCTTTAACGGCAGTAGGAGCGGCAGTTGAATTAGGCAAAGGTATTTTCAATAAATATCAAGAGTCATTAAAACAAACTAGGGATGATTTCTTAACTACAGCTGCGACTTTTGGTGAGACTAATATCAGTAAAGTTTCAGAAGAATATGGTCGTTTAGTCAGTTTAGCTAGTCGTTCTGAGGAACAGCAAAGTGCATTAAATAACAGAATTGAAGAATTACAGCGTGTATTGGGTACTGATGATTCTTTTATTGCTTATTATGATGAAGCAGGTAATGCTGTCTATAAAACAAAAGAACAAGTTGATGAACTAATTAAAAGTCAAAAAGAAAGTATCGCTTTACAAGCTAAAGTTGCAGTAGAATCCGCTCATAAAGCGGCGAAAGATGACTACGCTGACTATGATAAACAGACTAAAAAAGTTGAAGATTTAACTACTAAATTACAACAATTAAATGAAATTGAAGATATTTATGCTAAAAAAGGAGCTTCAGCAGCTCTTAGTAAAGCTCAAGATTATGGCATGAGTGATTTGCAATTTAGTACTGATATTTTGCAAACTTTACAAGCCAAGATTCAACAAACTCAAAGAGATATAGATAAAACAAAAGAAAAAATAGGCGATTCAACAGAAGATATTAAGAAAGAAATTCAAACAGTTGCGAGCGCTTCTTTATTAAGTGTAGATGACCAAAATATTAGACATTTTGTACAAGACATTTCTACTCAAGTGCAAAATGAAATTGACAGTGGTACTTTTGATTCTCCAGATTTGTTTGCCAAATCTTTTGAAAATTTAGCTCCAACTCTACAAAAGGTCAAGAATGATATTGATAATAACAAAATAGAAATTGATTGGAATTCAATGGTAGCGGGTGATCCAGAAGAAGTCCAAAAACTATTTGAAGAACTAGGAAAAATTTGGACAGGAGACACTGAGGCTTTAGATGTATTTAAAGAACGTTTAAAGGAAAATAGTAAATCTTTTGGCGTAAATACTGAAGCATTAGAAGACTGAGAAGCAAAATTGGCTGAAATGCCAGACATATTTGATGAAACTGGAGAACACGTCGAGGATTGAAAAGAAATCATTGATGATCTTGAAGATAAGTTTGGAGATTTTGAAGGGTTCGATCAATTAAGAGAATCATTAGAAAACGCAGCTGACATAGAAGATCAGAAAAATGCTTATACGGAATTCTTTAATACCGCTATAACAAATGTAAAAGGTTTAGAAGAAGGCAATAAAGCTTTAATGGTTTCTGAATTAGACCGCTTAGGAGTGCTTAATTCCACAGAAGTCGCTGAAGGTTTATTAAAAGCTAATCGAACAAGCTTGTTAGAAGCTACTAATCAATTATATGATGCTAATGGCAATTTAATTTCTGGTGAAAATTGATTAACTCAAACTATGGGTGGAGTCCAGTTAGCTACTGATAGTGCATCTTTAGCAATGTATACATATTATCTAAATAAAGTAGCAACTGGTCAAATTGATATATCTAGTGTTGAATTAGGTGGAGCAAATGCTTTAATTGCTATGGCTCAGGCTTTAGGCGGAGCCGGAGAGCAAATGAAAAAATGGATTCAATTAAAGAAGATTGAAGCACAAATAAAAAGTGGAAAAGCTGACGATATAACTTTAGGTCAATTGGAAAGAAGAGCGTCAGAAATATCTGATTCACTTAATGGATGAACTCCATCTCAAATTTCAGCATCAGCAGGATTTTTTGATATTGATAAGTGGAGAGGTAAAACAGGTGGAGGTTCTAAACCAGCGGGATCAGGTTCAAAAGGTTCTTCTGGTGGTGGTTCTAAATCAGCTGCTGATGAGTATCAAGCAGAAGTCGATAAATATCAAAAGATTAAAGACCAAATTGAAGAAATAGAACGACAAATTAAAGAAGTCGATAGTCAAGTTGAAGATACTGCTGACTTTGATGAAAAGAATAAACTTTTAGATAAGCAGATAGCTTTAATGGAACAAGAGCAAGCTCTTCAGTTGCAATTAAATAACGCAAGAGATAAAGAAATTGCTCAAAATGTAAAACTATTACGTCAAAAAGGTTTTAATGTAGATTATGACCCTGAAAAAGATACTTTAGTTATAAACAATTTAGAAAAGTTAGAGAAACTTAAAGGCGACAATGCAAAAAAGACAGAGGAACTAATTAAGAAAACTAAAGAACTCAATAAAGACAATCAAGACGCCGCCGATAAATGAAAAGACTTAGCTAAAAGTATTAAAGAAGCAACAGAAAAACAAGAAGAAAATCGTCGTTCTAAATATAAAGACACTTTAGAAGACACTTTGTTTAAAACAACTTATTTTGAAGATTTATATGGCAAAGAAAATGATATCAAAGATATTTATATCAATGCTTTGAATCTAGTAATGGAAGAATTGCAGCGTTTAAATGAACAAGGTTTAAATGATACAGACGATTACTACCAAGAAGTTGTTGAAAAATATTACGATTTAAAAACTAAGATTCAAAGTATCGAGCAAGATATACTTGATAACACCTTAAAAAATTATGATAGAATTATAGATGCTTTAGAAGATTCTACTGAAAAGCAAGGTAGAATTTTAGAAATGCAAGGTAAAAAAATTACTGCCATTAATAATGAAATCAATAGGGTGATTCAAGCGAATGGTGATGATTTATCATCTTATGGCGAATATCTATTAGATTTATATGACCAATTGATTGAGGCATCAAAAGCCGAGTATGAAGCTCGTAAAAAGATGCTAGAAGATCAAAAAGATAAATATGATGATACTATTGATGCTGTTACTAATGCTATTGATGAAGAAATTAATCGATTAAAGGAGCAACAAGAGGCTCAAGAAAAAGCCAATGATGAAAAAGAAAGAGAACTTGAACTGATGAAGCTGAAAGCTGATTTAGAAAAAGCTCAACGACAAAGAATAATTCAAGTTTATCATGAAGGCATTGGTTTTGAATGAGAAGCAGATAAAGAAGCAATTAATGCAGCTCAAAAAGCTTTAGATGATTTCTACAATGATGGTAAAGGTAATGACCCTATTCAAGATAGAATAGATGAACTTGAAAAGTATAAAGAAAAATGAGAATCAATTCCAGATAAAATTGAAGACACTGAGAAAAAAATTAAAGCAGAAGAAATTTTAGGGAAAAATTGGCAAGATGATGTTTTTGATTTAAGAGAAGATATTTTAAATGATTTTGCTGATAATTATGAAGGACTAGTTGACAGTATTGCTGCTACTGACAACGAGTGAAAAAAATCTTCTGATGCTTTAATCGCTAAGTTAGATGAATTAATTGAAAAATTAAAAGGAGTCCAAACTGAAGTAGCCAATACAAAAGATGCAATGGATGAAGGGCAAGGAAGAGTCTTTGCTATGAATTCTAATGGTACTTCTGTAAAAGGATTGCAACCTGGTGATTATACGACTGGCGTTGCGGGCACTTGACAAATTGGTGAAGCCAATCAAGAAGGTTTTACTTATCATCAATCTTCTGGCTATTGAGCGAAAAAAGTTAGTGACACTGGTTCTGTTGGTATGAATGGTGAACAAATTACCGATGAAACAGTTATTAAGCAATTAATCCCCTCTATTGAAGAAAATAAAGAGAATTTAGATAAAAATACTACTGCTATTGCTGAATCTGAAGTAGAGATTAAAAAGACAGAAAGCACTAATAAAGACTTAACTAAAAAAGTTGAAATTGTAAATACTACAATGACTTCTTCAAATACAAATTTAACAGATTTGGTTAAAAAGATTACTGAACTAATAAACAGTTTGAATAGTTATACAAATTCTATTAATAAAGCTGTAAAATCTGCATCTAGTTCAGCAGAAGATTCTAAGTCTTATGCTTCTGAAGCGAAAAGTTCAGCAGATAGCGCCGCTCAAAGCGCAAAAGAAGCAAAGGAAGCAGCAAAAACAGCTAAGACTAAAAGTGAAACTAGTGTCGAAAAGAAGCATAGAGGCATTAATGCCGGTCCTGTTGGCACTTATAAAAATAAGCAATTAGATACAACTTTAATTGATATTGCTAATGGTGACATTCAAGGCAATGAAATTTTAGCCTTATTAAAAAAAGATGAAGTTGTTTTACTACCAGAACAATTAAAAAATATTGCTAGTACATTGAATTTTAGTTTAGATGCTATTGAGAAATTAAATGGTATACAAAATCAAGTTTTCTCCGCAGGAGTAATTACTGGAATGAAAAATGGTGTATCTGATAAGGTAACAGGAACTTCTATAAATTTTGGTGATATCAACATTGAAATGAATGGAGTCAATGATGTTGATTCCTTTAGTCAAGTAATTGCTGCAAATGTAAAAAGTGTATTTGCTCAAACTGTAGCAAGCGTTTAAACGCTTGCTACAAAAGGAGGTTTATTTTATGAACGATGAATTAAATGTTCTTATACTTCTTTCTCAAGAGATAAAAAAAATGATTGAAAGAATACTAGCTAAAAAGAATATGTTAATTATAAAGAATGGAATTGTAAAAAAAGTTGATGGCAATATTTATACTGTTAGCATTGAACAAGAAGAATATTTAATTAAATCGCAATTAGTCTTTGCTGTTGGTGATATAGTAAATGTATTAACAGACACAAAAATGCAGAATAAAAAATTTTTATTAGGATAGAAGGTGAAATCTTGGCTATAACTATTGCTCCAATTTTAAAAACTATTACAAGTTTTGATGCAAGCCAAAAAAAAGAAATCAATTTTACTTTAGAAAAGATGAATATTGTTCCTGCTTCTGTAAATGTTACTATAAAAAACAATGCCACTAATGAAATTGTGTTTACAGATAGTGCCGCAATAGGAATAGGTGTAACAACTTATACAATTCCAGAGAATTCTTTAACCAATGACATGTATTATAAATGTAGTATCACAATAACGGATATTAGTGGTGCAACTAGTCCAGAAAGTAATGAAGTGTCTTTTTACTGCATCACTAGTCCTATTTTTGAATTTACTAATGTACCTTTTTTAATAAATAATTCTTCTTTGAGCGTACAAATGAACTATCGTGAAATTAGTAGTATTTATAATCCATTGGTTTCTTTTTATGTGATTTTATTAAATTCTAACAATCAAGAAATGTATAATTCTGGCATAGTTTATGTCTCAGATAATACTTCATTAAATGTTGAAATTTATAACATGGAAGAAGATACTTATACTTTAAAAGCTGTTGGTGAAACATTATATGGATTAACTGTAAAGATTGAGCAAGCGTTGAATGTGCAGTTTTCAAGACCTAGCTCTTTTTCAGCTTTAATTCTTGATAATATGTTTGATAGAGGTAACATTAGAATTACTTCTAATGTAAAAGGCTTAATGGGCACAATGATTGGTGAAGAAAAATATATTAACAATGAAAAAATTGATTTAACAGAAAAAGGTTCTGGTGTTTTATTTGATAAAGGGTTTAATATAAAAAACAATTTTTATATTAAAGTATGAATGGAACACATAATTCCTAATACAAATGAACCTTTTTTAGAAATTTTTCAAGATGATGGAATTGTTATTAAAGCTTTTTGAAGAAAAAGTTTGTTTAAAATAAATAATAATGAACCTAAAACTTATATTGAACTGATTCAATATAATAAATATTTTAACTATGTTGTAAAAAGCAATTTTATTAATCCTCCTTCATTAACAGAACAAGTTTTCATAGGCATAAAAAAAATAAATAGTTATATTCAGATGAAAATAGAAAATAAAGGAGATGTGTAAATTGATATTTTTTGGAACAACATTCGCCCAGAGTATAAGAACTTTAAATGGCACTTTGCCGCAAGAGATGAAAAATATCAAGAATATTAAGATAGAAAATGGTATTTTTGACCATTTACATGGTACTGAGGATGTAAATACAGATGATTTTACAAGTGAAATTGTACCGGGATGGAATTATGCAACTTTTATTGATGCTAATTTTAATAACACTTTATTTGGTGGTAATGTAGATTTTTCTGTTGAAACGACGGATGAAGTTCGTATTAAAAGAAGAATTAAAGGCACATATAATTGAATTACATTAGCCACTATAAAAATAGAAAAAGAAGCAGATTTCTCTTTTATTTACTATGATAATTTAGCAAGTGCAAAAGAGACCTATGAATACGCTTTAGTGCCCGCAAAAAATAATACAGAAGGTATGATGTCAATAGGAGAAGTTTATTCAGACTTTGATGGCATTTATATTGTTGGCAATGATAAAACTTATTTTGGATTTGTTAATTTAAGTTATCCTGCTCCAACTCGGCACAAAGAAAGTTCTATTATTACTACTCTTGATAGTCAATATCCTTTCATTATAAACAATAGTAAAACGAATTATTATTCTGATACTTTGTCTGCTACTTTTGTTGAAGCAGATGAAAATAATGAATGAGGTTGAGATTTTGAAGATGGGTGGAGATATAGAGATGAATTTAAGGATTGGCTATTTAATGGTCGAGCAAAAATTTTAAAATATTATACTGGCAGGACTTGATTAATTGGAATTTCTGGAGAAATCCCAGAAACAGTTAATACGGTAGAAGAAAATACTGTAACTAGTTTTACATGATACCAAATTGGCGACCACACAAAAGAAGAAGATTTAATAAACCAAGGGGTTATTTAAGGAGGTGTAAGTATGGCATACCGTTATATTCCAACGGGGCAAGATTTACAAATGCTAAAACAACATATTAAAAATGTTTCTATAAAAATCAGTATCTTAAATAAAGATATGCAGCCTATTGACGAAATTAAAGGGTCTGTTATTAGCGATAACTATTCTATTAATGTTGATTCAGATATACGTCGTACTTATACTGCTTCTATTAGAGTATCTAAAGATTATGATATGCTTGACCTTTATAAAAAATTATGAATTGATAAAATGTTACAAGTCTATATTGGTGTAGAGGACATAATTAGAAGTGAAATGGTGTGATATTTATTTGGTACGTTCACTTTTGATAAAGTTACATATGATATAGGTGCTGATTCCAATGTATTAAACGTAAATTGTATTGATTTAGCTGCCAAATATAATGGGACATTAGGCGGATCACTGTTAGATAGTGTTTTAATTCCTGCTTATGATGATAAAACTAATAAGCCTAATACTATTCGTGGTGCTATGGTTAGTGTTATTACTGAATTAGCAGGAATTAAGAAATATAGTATTAGTGATATGGATAAAACTGTTCCTCATGATTTAGAATATGGTTCTGGTGCTACAGTTTGAGAAGTTATTAGTGAATTAAGAGATTTATATGCAGGATGAGAAACTTTTTTTGATGTAGATGGCACTTTTGTCTGTCAAAAGATCCCCACTGGGATTGAAGATCCAATTTTTTTAACTAATAGTGTTTTTAATGATTTAGTTATTAGAGAAAATGATATAGATGATGCTTCAACGGCTAGAAATGTTAGTAAATTATATGGAGCAACAATAGACTATGATTTATTATGTGAAACGGTTACTGTTGAAAAAGATACAACTTTAAATAACGTATATAAGTTTTGAACAGATTATTCGTATTTAAAAGATAATCAATTAAATCTCTTTAAATTTAATGCTTTACCAAAACAAGATATAGATACATATTTTTATTATAATGGTGGAAACAGTGCTTTAGTTAAAACAAATATGAGTGCTGTAACTGATTTAGACTCTTGGTATTATATTGAAAATAATATAGTGAAAAAACAAACTCCTATTTTAGAAGCTGTGTCTTACATATGAGATTTAACAGATAACGAGAAACCTAAACTTTATATAGAGTTAGGCGCAATAGATTGGAATCTATCAGATTCTTCTCCTTATTTAATAAAATGACCAGTTGATGCAAGAGATGCTCGATATATACAGATAAATTGAACTTATCAAGGTGTTAAAAAAAATTTATATATAACGACTTCTACTGTTTCAAGTCGATATAATTGACAACCTTATACAAACTATAATTTTAAGAAAGACGAAGTTTATTTTATTCAAAGAGAGTTTTCTGTGTTAGAATACGAAGAAAGAAGTTATTATAGAGATGATGAAGGTAAAAAAGTTTATTATTATCGTACTAGAACTGATCGCAGGCATACAGATAACATTTACACATTAAAATATTTAAATGAAACTCCTGTAGAAGTGATTGAAAAAACAGTATTTAATTTAAGTTCTTTGGGGTCTGTGGTATTCAAGAATGGAGATACTATTGCTTTTCATGCCCCAGAGGTAAGCACACCAGATTTATACTTAAAATATAATAATAAAACTTATTATATTAGAGATGATAATGGAGAACCATTAATGGCGGGCATTTTAAGACCTAATGTTCTATATGTATTAAAATATAGTAATGAAATATTTTATTATTTAGGCGAGCAAGAAATTGTTGTTATAGCTAAAGAAGTTTTAACAGCTCCGACACAAGAACAACGTGACAAAGATATGAAAAAATATAACTGTCAAAATATTGTTTATACTGTAGACCCAACTAGTCAATTTGCCGTTGAAGTTATTGGCGAAAGAAGAACGGTTTATAGTGATAATGATTATGCTAAAATATATACCACTACATTGGCTATTGAAAGAGTAGTTTATGAAAATTGAAAGACTACTAGACTTAATAGTAGTGCTACTATTGATATTGTAGCAATTCCTTGATTGATGGGAAATGAAAAAATAGAGTATACTAAAAAAGTAGATAGAACTACAGCAAGTTATTTAATCAAACAGATAACTGGTTCCACAAAAGAATGAACTCAAACTTTAACTTTGTCTAAATTTTATCCTTTAATTCCTGACACCGTACAATCAAAATGAGTATAAAATTACTTGACAAAATAAAAAAAATATGATATAATTCAAATGGAAAATAAAAAGATGAAAGGAGGTTTCGTATTGAGTGATGTAAATGATGCGTTAATTACTGGAAAAATAGAAGCAAACTATGAACTTAATTCTGATGGCACTTATTCAGACTTACCTCGTTCATCTTTGCCAGTTCAAATTGATAATATTAATGAAATGCAAGATATAACTGCTGATTTGATTGATTTGCAAAATCAATTTTATACTTATGTTAATAATAAAGATTTAACTGGAGCTTCTAATTTATTAAATAATAATCCTCAGTTGATTCCTTGCCTATTCAATGCAGAGAAATATAATTCTCTTAGAGATACTATTGTTGCTTTACAGAGAATGTTTTTAGATGATATTGAAAAATATATTATGAATATTTCTCAACCTAAGGGAGAATGAAAAACGGGAATAGTGTATAATAAATATGATGTAGTGTCTTATCCTTATGAAGACGCTATTCAATTTTATTGTGCAAGAGCAATGACTGTTCCAGTTGATACACCTCCTTCAAATACCGAATACTGAACACCGGTTACATTAAGAGGTATGCGAGGTCATACAGGTCTAGGCTTAACACCAACTGGGTTATGGAATAAAGCAACGCAATATTATAATTTTACCGATGAAAACAATATTCCTCATGTATCAATGGCTTTTTATAATAATGCGTTTTGAATGGCAGTATCTAACAATGTTAATTCTGAACCAACAGGACAATATCAAAATGGAGTAATGGTTAGTACCAATCCAAATTGAGAAATTGCTATGGCATTAAATCAGGCTGCTAATACTATTTTAATGCCTGATAATAAGACATTAGCACAAGTTAGAGAAGAATGAGATGCAATCTTATCTGATTGGAATAATCGAACAAGAATGCAATTAGATACTTTTATTAGTAATGGATATAATTATTTTGCTTCAAAGGAGTCCTCAAATCCTTTGGTTTGGAAAGAAAGTGCAAATGACGCACAATCTAATATTCCATATGCAGAAATTATATCTAAAAAAGTGTCTAGTAACGAATGGCAGATACAACATATTTGTAATTCAGAAAATATAAATTATATTATTAAATATGTAAAAGATGAAAATGGAAATTGAAAAGGAGTGAAAATGTAGATGCCAGATTTTATTGCTGTCGATGAAATAAATAGTCAAGTTATAACTAGTGAAAGTAATATAAAAAATCAAATTAAAACAAGTGAATCAAATACTTCTAGTAATTTAACTGTAATAGAAAATAATATTATAAATAATTTCCAAGATAATAATACCTTTTATGAAGGCAATGAAAATCTTATACCAGATTGAGAGCTAGTATCTAGTGATAGTTATTATGGCTCTTTTGAATTTAATTTACCTACAAGCGGTTTTTATATAATAGATATGACTACAAGAACCTCTAGATCCGATACTAGTGATATTATAATATATGATAGTTCTAATAGCGTTATTGCTAATCAAAGTTTTAGTGGAAGAGATAGTGGAAGAATTCGGATTATGAAGCAATTACCCGCTGGTAAGATACGTGGTGTAATTAATTGAACGACTAATTATAGGTATGTTGAAAATATAAAATATCAAAAGTATGATAATAATAAAATTCATCAGTTGTCTACAGAGTCAAGTAATTTTACTGTGCCTATTTCACAAAAACCGGGATCAGCAATTGTTGCAATATATGACGTATATAACTCTAACGCTCCTACTGATATTTATGTATCTAATAATTCTTACATCACTTATAGATTAAAAGAAAAAAATTATTCAAATCCACTTTATACTCTTATTCCATTATCTACATTAACACCTGTTACTTACGATCTGAGGTATTCAAGATCTGATTCATCATATTCAGGATATGGAAGCGCATTTCTATTATATACAATTAATGCAACAACTTCTATGAAAAATATTAAAAATATTTTTTTTGGAATTGCTACAAGCATTCAAAAAACTGTAACTTTTAAAACACCAACAATCAATCCAAATAAAACTATGATACTGTTTAATCGAGAAGCTTTAGCATTAGACTTAATAACAAGTAATTCTTTTACATTGCGAAATTTAACTGATACACCAGTGACAACTGATTACCAATTAATAGAATTTTGGTAAAGGAGGTTAGTGTTTATGTATTTTAGATTTGTTTTAATTGAAAAAAATAAAGATGGATACGGTTATCCTTATGGAGAAATTAATTCTTTAATTTTTGATATAAATGAAGACATGATTTTTGTTCAAGATGAAAATTTTACATGGAGCAACAAACGTTGAAATTATGAAACTTTATCTTGAGAAGAATACAACCCTGCTCCTCCTCAGCCAACCCAACTAGATACAATTCAAAACAATCAATTGACAATAATGGAAGCTATGGCAGACCAACATGAAGAAAATTTAGAAAATCAAATCGTTCAAATGGATGTTTTAGCTACTATATATGAAACACAATTAGAATCGCAAGAAGGAAGTGTGTAATATTATGGAGAAATTATACTATAATTTAGTTCTTAATCATTTAAGAACTTGCAATCCAGACAATAGAGATGTCAAACAAGTTCCTTCAACATATTTTCATATTGTCTTAGCTATGTTAAAGGAAAATGGATATGATGCAGATGGTAATGCAATTACTGAATAAAATAAAAAATTTTTTTAAAAGAAAGGAGTGAATAAGAATGGTAGATATGTATTTGGCTTTAGTTATTGCAGGTCGTAGAACTTGTGATAAGAATAATAAGACAGTAAGATTAGTGCCAACAAGATACTTAAATGCAGTATTAGCTGAACTTGAGGCTCTTGGTCTGGATGCTAATGGCAATCCTGTAGAGTAAGATATTTTATAAAGAGGTAGACTGGCTGATGTAATATAGAACTCAGTTTACGATTTATTTTTCTATCAAATAACACGGTCAGTCTATTTCTTATAAAATTTATTATAAAAAAACTCTAATATTTTTATATATTTTATCTAAAAATTTCTATCGCTGATAAAATTTGGCATTTTTGTTGAAAAATATGATTGAATTTTCTATTAATAGTAGAGGGAGAAAAAGAAAAATATTTAGAAGGGAGGGCTATCATGTTTATAATAAATTCTATCGTTGATTTAAAGAAAAATAAATTAACGCTAGAGCCAGGAATTGAATTTAATTGTGTTCAAGGAGATTCTGGAGCTTCTTATAAAATTTATTTCAATTTTAAAGGAATGTGCATTGATACTTCTAAGATTTCAGGCATTTTAACTTTTGTTCTACCTGATGGAGAATCTTATGTTGATTCAGTTGAATTTTTAGATAAGAGCACTGCCTGCTACTCACTAAAAGATCAGTTATTAGCACAATCTGGGAAGATACAAACTTCTTTAACTTTATTGGATTCAAATAGATTTACAGTTTATACAAGTTTTATTATAAACGTCAAGCCTAATCCATCTGATACTCCTATTGATATAGACCCAGAAGATTCCACTTATTTATTATTGCAATCTCTAATGACAGAAGTTAGGAACCTTGAAGAAAGTGTTAAAACTAATGAAAATATTCGTTTAACAAATGAAACTTTAAGAGTTTCCAATGAAGAAGCTCGTATTCAAGCTGAAATTTTAAGAGCTCAAGCAGAGCAACTTAGAACAACTGAATGAGACAATTTAAAAAAAGAATTACAAAAAATTCTTGACAAGATAGAAGCTGGACTTACTGAAATTATTATTGATGGTCGTAAAGTTTCTAATTTAAAAATTGGCGAAGGGTTAGAACTTCAAGAGAAAAATAATGAATATACTTTAGTTAATAAAGGAATCTTATGAAAAATTCTTTAAAAAGGAGAGAGAAAAAGAAATGGCAGATTTAGATTTAATTCTAGCATTTGTTCAATGCACTCAAGATGAATATGATGCATTAAAGAATTATGATGAGGGCACTTTATACTTTGCCGAAGATACTAAATCTTTTTATAAAGGAAGTAATTTATATAATGGTGGGATTGTTTTAGTTAGTGCTTTGCCTACCAAACCTGCTTTAGGAGTATTATATATTTTAACTTCTACATGGGTGGGACAAGTTTGAACTGGAACGGCATGGAAAGTTATTTCCAAGCCTTACGATACAGAAATTGCACCTAACGCATCAGACAATAGCGTACCAACTTCTAAAGCTGTAAAAACTTATGTTGATAAAGCTGTAAGTGATGTAACAGGTGGAAAAATGTTCGTTTCTGGTGTTACTTACAATACAACTAATACTGCTTTAGTTATCACAAAAGGTGAAGAGGCAATCGAAGTATCTATTGATGGAATGGTTCATAATGCCACTTATGATACATCTACTCGTAAAGTAACCTTGCCTATAGCTGGTGGAACTAATATTGAATTTACTATTCCAGAAGATAAAGATTTAGTGGTAAAAGCTGGTAAATATGTGCCAGACTCAGAAGAAATTTGATTAAGCATTGACCCAACAGGCTCATATAATACTCCTGATAATGTAATTAAAATTCCAGTATCGGAATTAGTTGATGCTATTGTAACAGCCAATACAAATACAATCAAATTAACTTATGACAAGAGTACTAATACTTTAAAAGCTGATGTTGTAATCGACCCAACTGCTGGCAACGCCTTAACTTCTAGTAGTAAAGGTTTAATGGTAGATACCAGTGATAAATTAGATAAACTATCTGGGGCAACAGGAAATAAAGTAGTAACTACTAATGCTGACGGCACGATTAAAGAATCAATTGTTACCATTGGTAGTGACACTTTATCAAATAGTACGTCCAATCTTGCTATTGAAAAAGCTGTAAAAGATTACGCTGATAATAGCTACTCTAATGCTACTAATTTTTCTAACACAAATTTACAAGCAGCTAAAAATTATACTAATACTGTAAATGCAAATATGAGTAATTATGTAGCTAATGCTATAAAAAACGCTTTTAAATGGAAAAGCTTAAATTAAGAGGTGAAGATAAGTGGCTCTAATAAATACTGATAATGTTGTTTTTATTCAAGCGTTAGAGTCTGAATTATCCTCAATACCTATTTCAAATGGACAAATTATTTTTGTAAAAGACCACAAGAATATACTGTGAGATGTTGATAATTTAAGAATAGAATTAACTCAAGCAATTATTTTAAATAAAGAAACAGATCGAACAAGCATATTGGCTCCATTACCTAATAAATTTTATTATGTTGTTGAAACAAATACTTTATATTATTATGGAAATGATTGAGTAGTTATAAATGAAAGCAGTGGCAGTAACGAATGACCATCAGACTTCACTAACGCCACAACTACAAAAACTATTAATGGTTCAAATCCTTCTTATACAACAATCACAGACACTTATACTCTTGTTACTCAAAAAGTTAATTCTACTACTTGAAAAGAAACGCTAACAATTAAAGAAACAAATAAAAAATATATACGAACGACAGTAAAGGCGGGTAGCAAATGAACTTCTACCATAGCGGAACAAACCTAATTAAAAAAATAAGAAAAGAAAAACGTTCACTAGAAACTTCAAAATTATTATTAGTGCAAACTCGTTTTATTTTCTTATTAGTATTAACCGTTTCAATATTTTTCTCATGAAGAAATAAGCCTTTGGATATTTTTGTATATGCAATTCCTGCTTCCGCAGGAAGTTATATAGCTGCAATTTGTTTTTATCTCAATAAAGCTAAAATGGAAAATATTTTCAAAGGAAAAATTAACTTTTTGAAAGTTCAATTAGAACTAAAAACAAAATATCCAGAGCAAAAAGAAATTATAAATCAAGAAATTGATGGAGTAAATCAGGTTTTAGACGATGGAATCAATAGTAAATTAACAGAAGTTATTACCACAGATATAAAAGGAGATTCTTATTATGGTTAATATAAATATTTTAAATCTTATTGTAGTTGCCTTATGTTTTATTAGTATAATTTGTATCATCATTAGAGATTTTATAAATCTCCCTTCTAAGCAGCAATTAGCAAAAGCTAAAGAATGGTTATTATTTGCAGTAATTGAAGCTGAAAAAGAATTTGGTGGTGGAACAGGGGCAGTAAAATTAAGATATGTATATGATAAATTTCTTAGTAAATTTCCTTCTTTGGCAAAAGCAATTTCATTTGAGAAATTTAGTATTTTAGTAAATGATGCTCTTGTAACAATGAAAAAAATGCTGCAAGATAACAAAGCAGTAAAACTTTTAGTTGAAGAAGGTGCTTAATAGATGGCGTTAACAAACAAAGGATTAGTTCAATTTATAAAAAGTAAAATAGGTACTCCATATGTATATGGTATGAAAGGTGCCGTAATGACTGCAGAAAAATATAGTATGTTAAAAAGGACATATGGAAGTGCAGTATGGGATTCTGATAAAAAGAAAATTGGAAAAGTTTGTTGCGATTGTTCTGGTTTAATCTCTTGATATACAGGTATTCAAAGAGGTTCTTCTCAGTACAAAGCTATGGCTAAACAAGTACACCCTATTTCAACAATTAAATCTGCTCCTATTGGTGCCGCTGTCTGGCAACAAGGACATATTGGAGTCTATATTGGTAATGGAGAATATATTGCTGAAGATGGTAGTGCTTATGGTTGTAGAAAAAATCAACTATCTAAAGCGAGATTTACACATTGATTTTTAATTTCTGATATTAAATATATTGAGGAAGATGACGAAATGATAGAAACAAGTAAAATTAAAATAAATGGGCAATATTACACAATTTCAAGAATCTTAAAAGATGGAAATAACTACATCAAAATTAGAGACCTTGAAAAAGCAGGATTTAAAATTTCTAGTGAAGGTAGTATTGCTGTATTAGATTATAAAGGTAAAAAGTAGGTGATTAAAATTATAATTTTAAGAGCTGATAAAGGAAAAATTTATACTAATGGAAAAATTGAAGGGACTATTGTTTGGGTAGATGAAACTGAAGTCAACCAATGATATCAAATTTCAATTAGAGCAAAAAATAAAAAAGAAACTCCTTATGAGAAGTTTAAATATGATTTAAACACAGAAAATATAGAAGAATAAAAAAGGAGAGGTTATTAAATGAATAATTTTGGAGGCATGATAAGCGGTAATATGCTTGCTCAACAACAAGCACAGCAATGGCAGCAACCAATAATGCAGCAGCAACAAATTCCTCAATATTCTTGGATGAATAGAAATGCCATGCCGTCACAAAATAATTCAAGTATTACTTGAGTAAATGGATGAGCAGGAGCACAGGGGTATATAATTAAACCTAATACAACTGTACTATTGATGGATAGTGAAAGAGATGTTTTTTATTTAAAGTCAGCAAACGAACAAGGGATGGCAACAATTCGTAGTTTTAAATTTGAAGAATTGGTAAATAATATGCCTTCTACAGATAATTTAGATAAAAAATTAGAAAACTATGTTCAAAAAGAAGAGCTTCAAAAGATGTTTGCAGAGTTTAGTGATAATATAATGAATTCTTTAAATGCTGTAGCAAGTACAACTACTCCCAAGTACATTGAAAAGAAAGAGGGATAATTATGAATAGTATTCAACAACAACTAATGGGTTCTTTAATGCAAAATAATCCAATGATGTCTCAAATGAGTAATATGATGCAATCTTTCCAACAATTTGCATCTACAATGACTCCTCAAAGTGCAAAACAACAAGTAATGCAACTTCTTCAATCTGGGCAAATGTCTCAGCAACAATTTGATCAACTTACACAAATGGCAAAGAATTTCAATTTCTTTAAGTAAAAAAACTAAGAGTGCACGCTTAGTTTAAGATAAAAGTTATAAAAAAGTAGTTTTCTACGAAAGTGAGGAATTGAATTATGGATAATGGTATTTCTGCAGTAGACGCTATGGCAATGAGAAATATGGATGGGAATGAAGGTTATAATAGTTGGTTCTGGATTATTATTCTTTTCCTATTTATGTTTGGTAACAATGGTTGGGGCAACAATAATGGTGCTTTAACAAGAGCAGAATTAAATGAAGGATTTAATTTTAATCAGTTGGATAATGCCATTCGTAGTTTAGAAAGAGGACAATGTTCTTTAGGTTATGAATCTCTTAACCAATCAAGAGAAACTCAGGCAGCTATTGCTAATTTAGGCTATCAACAGCAAAACTGTTGTTGTGAAACAAATAGAAATATTGATGCCGTTCGTGCTGAAAACTATAAGAACACTTGTGAAATTACTACTGCAATTCATGCAGAAGGTGAAGCTACAAGAGCATTGATTAACCAAAATGTAATGCAAGAATTAAGAGACCAGTTACAAGCTGCTCAATTACAGTTAGGTACATTGTCTCAAACAAGCACAATTATCAATGCAGTAAGACCTTTCCCTCAGCCTGCGTATATTACTTGCTCTCCTTATACAGCGTATAATGGATACGGATGTGGTAATAATAACTGCTGTGGCTAAAGAAGAAGGGTTAACCCCTTCTTCCTTTTCATAAAAGAGGGAGGCTTGTATTATGTGTAATGACTGTAAAGCTACTTTATTAGCATATAATAATACTAATCAAGTAGTTGCTGCTAACAGTACAATAAGTACACCTATTACTTCAATAGAAGGATGTGGCATTAAATTTAATAACGCCGCGACAATTACTCGTGCTGGCACTTATTTAGTTAATATTTCTGCTAATGCTTTAGCTACAACAGCAGGAGATTTAAGTTTACAGCTAGTAAATAATGGTTCTAATGTTCCGGGAGCAATAGCAGTAGCAACTGGTACAACTACAGGGACTTTAAACTTAAATGTTAATTATTTATTAACGGTTAAAAAATCTTGTAACTGCATTGATAATAAAGCTGTATTAACATTGTTAAATAGTGGTGTAGGTGCTACTTATAGTAATGTTGTAATGACTATTGCGAGAGTTTAAAAAGAATTAGGGCACGGCAATGATCCGTGCCTTTCTTTTTTATAAACAAGGAGTGATAAATTTATGTATGATATCTCTAAGTGGGATTTAGAATCAATGTGAAAAACAGTTATAGACAAACAGCACCTAGGTGTTAAGTACCATTATGAAATGATTGAAATTTTTAGTTTGATTGATATGAAGGGCTATTGTATGTGACAGCAATATCGATTTATGGAAGAAAGTAAAACAAAAAAAGATACTGATCTGCATTTCATCAATAGATTCAATAAAATCTATCAACCAAATATTAGTGAAGAAACTTTAATAAAAAAAGATTATCTAAATCCAAATAGATATAGTGTAGATAATAAAAGAAATATTATAGATGATATATTTACGTCATGAATGAAGTGAGAGAATAGTGTCATAGAAATGTTGATGGGATGCGTACAATGATGTATCTTAAATCAATGTAGTGATTTCTTGTATTTTGAAGAAATGTTAGAAGATACTACCAAAGAACTAAGGACACTTCAAGAGCACTATTCTAAATTGCAAGATAGCAAATATAATATAAGTGACATTTTAGAATGGCAAGAATATATTTATCCTAAATATAAAACAAAATTATATGAAAAGAAATAGTTAAGGATGAATAAAATATGGAAGAAATTATGTCTTTATTAAGCAAAGTTCCAACAAGTACTGCAATAGCTTTTACAATGGGTATTATTACTATTATTGTGGGGGTAAATGCTTTAGTAGTTAAGGCGTTTGCTTATTTTGAAAAATGGCACAAAGAAAGAACTGAAGAAGAAAGAAAAGAAGAATTAATTAATAGTATTGCTGAATTAAAAGTGTCTTTAGATAATTTGGGCAATGGTGTAAAAATGTTATTGGCAGATAAATTAAATGAAAGATGCCGACACTATACGTCAATAGAATATATACCTGAAGAGGAATGAGAAGAATTTAATAAAGAACATGAAGCATATAAAGACCTTAAAGGTAACTCAACGATTGATGCAAAATTTAATAAGGTAGTAAATAGTTTCCCAATAAAATAAATGAAAGAAGAGATACAAGAATTATTATTTTCTTGTATCTCTTTTTTTTTACTTGTGTAATTTAGTCCATCCTAAACAAATTGCATCTGCCTCATCTGTGGTGACAGCAACATCGAACTTTTCTTTTGCAAACTCAATGCTTTGCATTTTTTGCACTGCTCTTGTCCGACCTTTAATACCACAAAAAGATTTTCAAGATGAAGCAAATAGAGTAAAAACTTCAATACCTTTTTCAAAGAAATAATCTAATAGAACCCCTTGTAACCATGCCAATGTTTTAAATGTCCTTACATTATCAATGCTATTAGTTATTTTTGGTTGCCCAAAAATTATTTTATTTTCTTTTTCTTTATCCTCTTGATATTGTATATCTTCTAAAACAACAGTTACTTTTCTATATTTATTAACAAGCTGATCAATTTTTTTCTTAATTTTATTTATCCTTTGAATAGCTGTTCCTTTGGTTTCTTTGATAGTTCCTCATTCAAGTAATTGTTTATTACTTATATCTCAAACTGAGTAACCTGTAATTTGAGTGGCTTGGTCAAAAGCTATTAATACATCTAAATCTTTACACTCCAGTTGAACCAAATCCACCTTCTCTTGTGGTTGTAACATTATCTTCATCTACTTTCAAATATTTGTGAATAATACCTTGAGCGATTTTATCTCCTTTTTTAATAATAACATCACAAGGAGATAAATTCAGTAAACCTACCATAATAAGACCTTCATTATCTGGATTGTCTACATAATCAGAATCAATTGTGCCGACCCCATTCGGCAGCATCAGTAAATTTTTTGTACCAATGCTAGAACGAGAACGCAATTCTAATTCTTCATCTTCTTCTAAATAAACCTTTACTCCAGTTGAAACTAATGTAGGTTTTAAAGAATGTTTTTTAATAAAATCTGCTGATTCTTCTAAAGTGTAAATGTGTTGTTCGCATGTACTATCAAAAAGCTTAGAAAGCATTTTCCAATAACTAGGAATTACAATTTCTTCTGCGGCAAAAAAATCATAACCAGCTGATTTTTGAGTACTTCTTACGGGAAGCTTAACTAAAGAATCATTGTTATATTTAGACACTTTTGCAAATTTTCTCATTAGTATTCTCCTCCATCTTCTAATTCATTATAAGTTTTTTCAATAGCTACAATGTAATAATCATCTTTTTTAGTTTCTTTATGCTTCCAACTAAACTTATTAACAATAAAATCAGGAGCCTTTCTTACTTCCTCTTGAAAACGCATAACTTCTTCCTCAGAATCAATAATATACGTTTCAACTGCTTTGTTCAAAAATCTTGACATATATCCTCCTTAAAAAGTGTATTTATTAAATCCTTTTTCAATTAAAATTTTATTTAATTCACTAACATCCATATTACTTTCAGCTTTAATGGCATAATCTTGGACATTATATTCAATTAATAAACGTTCAATCATATTTGCTAAACTTTCTCCATTTTGAGGTTTCTCAACATTAGAATAAGTTGTTTTAAAACTATTTTTATCCACTATAAAGATTTTAAATCCATAAATAAATTGATTTTGTAACCAAATAACTAAAAAATTATTATTCTCCAACTTCAATCACTCCATTCTGGTATTCAAAAAATAAATAACAATCTTTTCCATACCATAACTCGATATAGCCAACGCCCATCATATAGTCTTTTAATGCTCCTAAATATTCTGGATTTTCATCAACTAAAAAAGATTGAATTTCTTCAATAGATTTTTTTCTATTCTCAGATGTAACGAAGAATGTGACATATCGATTTTCTTTTTCTTTTGCAGGCTGCCCCATTAAAGTAAAATATTTCGTTTTTGGATACTGTTCCATAAATACACGAATATCTTTTTTTAACTGCCTTTTCCTGTCTTTGCCCATTGCAGGAGCTTTTTCGGCAATGATAGTATTAAATTCAACTTCAGTCATTACTCTTTCCCTTCCTTGATAAATTCAGATAAAGATTTTAGTAAACTACCATAACAATTATAATATTCTTTACTTGTACTTCCAGTATTCACTTCTATAACATTAGGATAATCTTCCAATTCATTAACAATGTAATCATGTTCTTCAGTTTCAAATCTTCTAATAAATTCTTTAAAATCCTTTAACTGAATTTGATTATCTTGAAGCAATCTATAGATATATCTTCTTATTCTAACTTGTTCGTCGGCAGTTAAGAAAATAACAAGAGTGTTATCTAAGTTATTATTTTCTTTTAAATAATCATAAAATAAATTTATACGCTCAATAGACAAAGAAATTAGGTTTATTTTATCTGTTCGCACATCAGTTTTTAATGTGCCATAAAACCATCCATTGTATTCTTGTGCTTCAATAAATTCATTATTAAAAAATTTTTTAGTAAAAACTTCATGAGTTAAGAAATTATAAGTATCTTCATTTTCATTTCTTTTTGGGCGTGTGGTGCAATTTTTTAATTCAGCTACTTCTACAGGAAAGGCATCAATTATTTGCCTTGTTAATGTATCTTTTCCTGTGCAAGTCTTTCCTACAATAAGAATAAATTTAGGTTTCATTTTCATCCTCCTTTTAATTATTATAACAAATTTTTATGAAAATGTCAATTTATTCTCTTGGATATATTTTTGTACATCAATAATCCTTTGATTCGTAGAACCTCTCCATTTACATTTTTCATTCCTTAATTCATGTACATATCTACCATCAATTAAAACATCTATGTATTGCAAAATTTTATATTTAGTTTTATTTCTATCTATAAGTAATTCTTCAATAGTATTGCCTGTATAAAGCCATATCTTTTTATTTGGAAATTTTTGTTTAATTGTTTTACAAAGATTAAAGATAGTCTCTACATTTAAAAAATGTAGAGGCTCTCCTCCTAAGATACTAATACGTGAAATATAAAAGGGCTCAGCTAGTTTTAAAAAATCATTTTCAATTTCTTTTGTCCATGTTTTACCTTCGTTAAAGTCCCATGTTTCTTTATTAAAACAATTAAAACAATGAAAGTCGCAACCTTGACAAAATAAAGAAATTCCTATCCCTTCTCCATTGCTGATATCCATTTTTCTAATTGTACTATAGTTCATTTTGTTCTCCTTATAAATTTATATCATCTACATGTACATATCTTTCTTTTATTTCTTGAGTTCGTCCTTCATTCCAATAATTTGCGCCAATATAACCGCAAGTACGTCTTGTTACATTCATAGTTGATGTGTCTCTATTGCCGCAATTTGGACATTCCCATACTAAATTATTATTTTCATCAATTATTTTAATTTCACCTTCATAATGACACTTTTGGCAAAAATCAGATTTACAATTCAGTTCAGCATACATAATATTTTCATAAATGAATTGAATAATTTCAATAACTGCTTCAATATTATTAGTCAAATCAGCGCATTCAATGTAAGAAATAGCACCGCCAGGGCTTAAAGCTTGGAATTCACTTTCTAAAGAAAGTTTAGTAAAAGGGTCGATGGCTTCAAATACTGGAACATGATAGCTATTGGTAATATAATCTCTATCTGTAATGCCATCAATAATTCCAAATCTTTCTTTTAATTTTTTAGCGAATCTATAGGTTGTTGATTCAATAGGAGAACCGTAAAGACTATAATCAATGTTCTCTTGTTCTTTCCATGATTTACATTTGTCATTCATGAATTCCATAACCTTTAAAGCAAAAGCTTTGCCTTCTTCATGAGTATGACTAAAATTAGTCATATATTTTACACATTCATACAAACCTGCATAACCTAATGAAATAGTAGAATATCCACCATGCAATAGCTTATCAATAGGCTCTCCTTTTTTTAGTCTAGCAAAAGCACCATGTTGCCATAAAATAGGAGCTACATCAGATAGAGTACCATGTAAACGTTCATGACGACATTGTAGGGCTTTATGACATAATTCTAATCTTTCATCAAAAATGTCCCAGAACTTCTTAAAATCACCGTGTGAGGATAAGGCAACGTCTGGAAGTGAAATTGTCACAACTCCTTGGTTGAACCGACCATAATATTTTTTCTCATTTGTTGTGGGATCAATATAAGGCGTTAAAAAACTTCTACACCCCATACAAGGATAACAATTCCCCTCTCCATTTTTATCTATTTTATACTCTAACATCTTTTTTTCACTGATGTAATCTGGCACCATTCTTTTAGCAGTACATTTAGCAGCTAATTTAGTTAAATAAAAGTAAAGACTATCTTCATGAATATTATCTTCTTCTAATACATAAAGTAGTTTAGGAAAAGCTGGAGTAATATATTCTCCTACTTCATTTTTAACTCCTAAAATACGCTGTTTAAGGAATTCTTCTATTAACATAGCTAATTCTTTTTTATATTCTTTAGTTTCACCAAGATACATACAAACGCTTAAAAAAGGTGCCTGTCCATTAGTATTTGTCATAGAATTACATTGATAATTAAAAGTTTGGACGGCATCAGAAACCTCTTTTGCTATTGCTTTTTCAGCTAATTTGTTAGCTTGATTGATATCGCATCCCCATTTTAAATACTGTTGAATGTATCTTCTGTAACTTTCTCTCACAAAAGGTGCTAAATGAGTTAGAGTAATTGTTACTCCACCATACTGAGAACTAGATACTGCTGTAATAATTTGAGTAGCAATAGTAACAGCTGTTAAAATTCTATGCGGTTTTTCTATTTTTACTCCGTTTATTACAGTACCATTCTGTAGCATATCTTCTAAGTTGACTAAAGAACAATTTGACAGAGTTTTTTGAGCGAAATAATCTAAATCGTGAAAATGTAAAATTCCTTTTTCATGTGCTTCAACAACATCTTTAGGTAATAAAAATCTTTTAGCCAAGTCGGTACTTGTAATGCCCGCCATATAATCTCTTTGTACTGTAACTATTTTAGAATTTTTATTAGAATTCTCTTTTTCCCAATAGTTGTTTTTGTTTTCCAATAGTTCAAAAATTTCTTTATCTGTTGTATTAGATTGTCGTACTAATTCTCGTTTATAACGATATCTAATATAGGCTTGAGCCACAATGGGTTCAATACTCATTAAATATAACTCAACTTCATTTTGAATATCTTCAACATTTTTTACTTTTCCCTCTTTTGCGGTTGTTGCTTCGATCATATCTGCAACAATAGAAGGGTTTTCATTTGATTCTATCCCCACTTCTTTATATGCCTTTTTAATAGCATTTACAATTTTTTGTTTATTAAAGTTTTCTAACTGTCCATTGCGTTTTTCAATAGTTAGCATTGAATCATACCTTTCTTGTGTTTTAAATAATAATTTAAAGCTTTTTTATAAGCAACGTCAAAACTAAATTCTTGTTCATCAACGTTATAAAAAGAAATAATTTTATTAATTTGTTGTTTAACTTCTTTAGGAATGTCGCTAAAAAACTCATAATTAGTAATAAAATTAACTAATTTGTCATAAGGAATTAATCCTTTTTCATGGCATTTATCACACAAGCATAAGCCCTCACTTACATAGGGGCTTATGCTGCTCATTCTCATTTTACCATTTTTATCGCCGCAAATTTCACATTTCATTTATTTACCTCCTTTATTGCACTCTTTCATCCCTAACAACCATTTTTCCATCTTTAATAGAAATAATATTGTACAAAGTTCTGAAAGGAGTAGAAGAATAGGTCTTAGGAACAAAATCATTTTCACGCCTATAACCAGCTACAATTATTTTATTTCCTCTTTTAAACCAAGATTTTTCAATTACTTTTTTAGTGCCATCAGGTTGCTTTTCAGAAATCTGCTTATCATACAAATTAAAGTATTCTTTTCTAAATTTTATTGTCACAACAGAGCCGTCGGCATCTAACAGAGTAATTGTACTTTTGTTTTTATTTTTGCTTAAAACAGTTCCTGCAATTTGATATATATTATAAATGGGATAATGTTTAAAAAATCGAATAGGTTCTGGATTTTCTTGCAACTCAGAAAAGTGACTTAAACCATAATTTTCATACTTTATTTCTTCTAGTTCGTGACCATTAAAATAAAATGATACGCTATCCATTTCCCATTTACTAATTGTGCCGCTGCAATAATTTTCCCATTCTTTTTGAAATAAAATGAAATTGTATTGGCGCAATAATTCATCTAAATTATTTTTAATATATGCTCTTGCTTTATCCATGATAGGCTGATAATATTCTTTATCCCAAACTTTTTGATTGATTACTGTTTGATTATTTTCATTTGTAGATAAACTATCTGAACCATAACAGTTTTCAAAATAAGGAAAAAGTTCTTCAGAAATAATGTAATTTGTTTCATCTTTATTCTTCTTTAAAAACTTATTCATTGTAAAAGCATATTTACAATCATCTAATTCTTCTGGAATTAAATTTTCATTACACAATCCTTGAAAATTTCTTAGATTTAACGTTTTTTTAGGATTAGAAATCTCTAAAATAAATAAAGCCATAATTTCAATACGATTGCTATTAAAACAATCAAAACACCCAGCTTTTATCAAATTTATCATTACAGTTTTTGTCACTTTTACTTTAGCTTTAAAATCTTCAAAAGAAGTAAAGGGTCTATTTTCAATAATCTGATTAATAGTATCATCAGATACATTTGTAATGCCCTTTAATCCATATAAAATAGAGTTTGTCTCTACATCTGGAGTAAATTCAGCAATAGATTTGTTGATATTCGGCAAAGCAACTGTGATACCTTTATTTTGAATTTCACCAATAGCTACAGCAATTTTGTCATATTTAGTTGAAGAACTTTTCTTTTTTTCTGCTGTTTCTTCTTCTTCATCTTCAACAATATATTCTATTTCACTGTACATTGGTATATAAGAATTTTCTTCTTCATCATCGTCATTCACTGCTATTGCCGCAGAGGCAGTTAAACAAGCTGTATTCCAAAAAACATGAGGGAAAAAATGGTATAAATTCATTTCTTGAATACAAATAATGCTATATGGTGTAGTATGACAAATAGAAAAAGAGTAACCTAGCTGTGGTGTAATAACCTCTGACCAAACATAATTAGCTATTGAAAAACTTGTGGCTTTTGCAAATACCATTTCTTTAATTTCATCAATCATAGACGCTTTCTTTTTAGCAATCGCTTTTCTAATTTTGTTTGCTTCTTTTAAAGACATACCACAAATATCTTCATCCATCACAATTTTCATAACATCTTCTTGAGTCGCGGCAACTCCATAATATTGTTTAAGATACTTAGAAAGTGTTTGAATGTCTTTCCCATCCAAACCATATTTATTCATTTCTTTATACCAAAGTTCGATATTATCTCTAAAAGCAACATATTTATCAATAGGAGAAATCTTTCCTAATTGTCCTGCCAAGCGCATCAAAGAGTTTACATGAGCCAATTCTACAAGATTTGTAGGTTTGATTTTTCTTAGGGCGTCTTGACCAACAGGAGTGTTCATTTGAAAGGCATCAATGATTTCATTATGTCCTAAAGCAGACCACATTTCTTCATTTTTATAGTCTAATACGTCAGGATGCAAATAAGAATTATAATTTTCTTTTAGACTTCCTTTGTCTTCAATAAACTTATATTCAATCAATAGGTCAAGACATTTACGAATTTTATCAGAAGCTTCTGTTGTCAAAAAATCATATTTTAGGCAACCTTGATAATCACAATCGCTCATATCATATTGAGTAATTTCGACTCCGCTAGGAGCTTTCATCATAGCAGTATAATCCATAAACCCATCATTGAAGATATAGACACCAGAAGCATGGACACCTCTTTTGTTAACTAATCCTTCAATAGAAAAAATTATATCTTTCAATCCTTCATACTTTTCAATTTCTTCAATAAAATCTTTAATAGGTTTTCTACCTTTTGTTTCATCTCCATAGAAACATTCATGTATACTCCATTGAAAGCCTCTTTCAACAGGAATCATAGAGGAAATATATTGAGCAATATCTACATCAATCCCTTCTGGGAACTCTTTACTACGATATCCTCTGCAAGCTGTTTGAACACAAGCTTTAGGTTTTTCTGTGCCAAATGTAGCAATATTTAAAACATTGAAATACCCTACTTTATTTTTTAATGTTTTAATAATTTTATTACGTTTCAATTTCTCTGTATCGAAGTCTACGTCTACTGACTTCATGGTGGACTAGCTCTTCCCACTAATACAATAAAATATTAGCTTGGAGTGCGCTACGAATGGTACTTATCTCCATCCTCTCGTCTATTTTTAAAATAGAACATTTAGTCTCTACACTTTTCTAATTTATATCCTTTTGATTTACCATATTTCATAAGGCTGCTTTTACTACAACCAAAATGTTCTTCAGCATAAACACTTAAATCTGTTTTAGTTTTAAATTCTGCTATTATTTCTCCTGTTTCTCTCTTGATCAGCTTACAAGATACATAGTTTCTTACAGCATTAACACCAGAATCACTATAACTTTTATGAACATTGTCTTTATGCGAAATCCATTGAAGATTTTCAACTCTATTATCTTGATTATTACCATTTATATGGTCTACTTCTTCGTAATTATTGGGATTAGGTATAAAAGCCTCGGCAACTAAGCGATGAATTAAAAAATGATAAGTTTTATTAGAATCAGATAATTTTATATTTTCATATCCTGATTTTTGATACCAAGTTTTTAAAACTCTAGGTTGCTTGAACTTATAACTGATTACTTTCCCTTCTGTAGTAATAGCGTAATCTTCAAAGTTTTTAATTCTTTTTTCCATATAATATATCTCCTTTTATTATTTTTTTATATTATATCATAAAAAGAATCAAATGTCAAGTTTTCCAGAAAAGTTGATATAAATTAGTCTTAGCACGGTATTCTCAAGCCTAACCATATTTCAGGTCGCAGAGTCTCTTAGTCAGCTGCTTCGCGTTTTCACCTTATTCTGCTGATACCGTTAGCCTTTAAAATTTAAATTTTAAAGACACCTATTAAGTAAATAGTTCACACTCTTTATACTGCCCAACGTTTTCTAGGCAGTTCAGGTCTTGTTGCATCTAAATGCCTCCAAGAAGGCAAATCATAAACTACAGGGTCATCTTGTGTAATATCCATCAAGTAACAACTTAAAAAGCCATTTGCAGACCCTCTCCCTGGACCGATAATAGAGTCTCCTTCAGTCCAAATCAAATCCATAATAAATTTAATTGTATTGTAATATTTTGCCATATTTTGTTCAAGAATAGGAGAAATATCCAACAAAGTTTTACATTCCGTATCTAACTTAGTCAAATAAGTAATGATATTTTTTCTTTTTTCTGTATTTGATAATACTTTTTCTTCTAAACCTTCATAACACTTCCAAGCAAAATATTGTGTTTGTTTATTTTGAGAATCTAACATTGTATAAAAATTCATATAATTTTTATATGAATTGATATCCAAATTAGTGTATTTGTTTTTAATTCTTCCTAAATCGTCAACTACATTCCATTCTGGAATCACTTGTTTATGAAATAAATCATAAAATTCACATTTATTAGAAATTTCATTTGTATTATTTAAAATTTCTTCATACTCTTGTAAAGTATAAATATCTTTCAAATAATCGTAAATTTCATCAAAGGGCATCATGTATGTTGTAGCATAAAAAGAATCTACTTCTCTATCACCATCTTTAGAATTCAAATAAGCTTTATGAATTGTTCTATCATTTTTATTAAGATAATGACTATCTGTTGTAACAATAATTTTCAATCCATACTCTCTGGCAATTTCTTTAATCGCTTTATTTACAACAATCTGCTCAGGTGTAAAAGAAGGCTGAATTTCTAAGTAGAAATCATCTTTACCGAATAAATCGACACAATATTTAATAAATGTTTGAATTTTATAGTCGTAATATTTTACTAAAGACTCATCTACATTACGAAAACTTTCTCTTTTTAAAATTGTCTTACTTAATTCACCACCAATACAGGCTGTACTAGCAATTAAATGACCTTTAGAGTCGCCAATAATATTTTTTAACTGACCTTTTTCGATTGGTGTTCTTTCCATTCTACGTTGAGTATAAGATTGATTCCATGCTGTGGAACTTGCTCTTTTGATTAAATGGTATCCCTTTTTATCTTTTGCCAAAAGAATAAAATGCCAATAGTCTTGTTTGTCTCTATCAAAATTCGTTTTCATCTCTTTAATATCATCAACAAGATAGATTTCATTCCCAAGAATCAACTTAAAATCTTTATAAGTAATTTGATGTTCTTCAATGAAATTTTTATAAAATAAAAGCGCTTTTACATGAGAAGATAAACATTCATGTTCTGTAATAGCAATCCCTTTTGCCCCTAACTCAAACGCTTTTTCAATCAATAGCTCTGGTTTATTGATTGAATCTAATAAGCGGAGATTTGAGTACATAGTATGATTGTGTAAATAGGAACCTGTTAATTCTTTTAAACTAATCATATTTCCTTTTCTCCTTTGACTTTATCTATTTTCATTATCTAGTAATATTATACCATATTTTTTTTATTTTGTCAAGATTTAGTGTTTGATAATAACAATTTTATCTTTAGCACGAGTAATACCAGTGTACAACCAACGTTTATAGGTTTCTTTATTTAAACATTCATCAAATAATAAAACTTTATCCCACTCACTACCTTGAGACTTATGTACTGTGATACAATAGCCAAAATCAAAAACAGGTAGTTTTGAATTAATTGGTATAGGTCTATTTTTGAAAACATTTGTGTCTATCTGTAATTCTTCAAAATAAGATTTATTATAGCAATCTATTAAAGTAAGTTTTAAAATAGTGCCATTAAAAATATTTTTATCTATTCTAGCTACGTTACAAATAGTGCCATTAATAAGTGGATTATTTTGTGAATCTAAAGTATCCCACTTATTTCTTAAACTAATTATTTTTTCACCAATAATAGGTAATTGTTCCTCTGTGTGAAAAAAACATTTTCTAACATTTTTATTAATAATATTTCTAGTCGAATTAAATCCACAAAGAGTTTGATCTGCCCATTCTATCATGCTATAATCAAAATCTTTTGGATAAAGAACCTTAATATTGGAATTATTCATTCTTTCAAATTGTCCCTCTCGAACCATTTTACTTAATCTAATAATTGGATTATTTTCAGCTTGACGAATAATTTCCGTCAAAACAAAATCAGGTTTTTTTAATAAACCATTATCTTCTCCAATGGGTTCTAATTGTCCATGGTCTCCAAGGGCAATAATAGGAATATTAAAAGACATTAAATCTTCTAATAGTTTTTTAGAAACCATAGAAATTTCATCAATTACTATTAATTTGATATGTTCGGGCAGATACTCTTTTTTATAAACTACTAATTTACCATACTTGTCTAAATAGCAGTTATAAATAAGTTTATGTATAGTCGTAGCGGGCAATCCTTTATTCCTTAATACTAAAGATGCTTTACCTGTAAAAGTTACATAAGCTACATTTTCCTCTAAATGTAAATATTCAACAATACTCTTTACCATTGTTGACTTTCCACTGCCTGCCTAAGCGTATCCAGCAATACAAGTACAGCGTTCGCCCATCTTGTATCTGGATACAGCTACTTTCAAACCTTCTTCTTGTTTCCGTGTCAATTCCATGAAGATTCTACTTCCTCCTTTCTTATTCTTTATTTAATTATATCAAAAAAATAAGAAAATGTAAATAAAATTAAAAAATTAAATTTTTTATTCTATTCTTCATATCTAAATCTATTTTTTTAATTTCATAATTGATTATTTTTATCTGTGGGTATTCTTTATTATTCCACTTATTTACAGAACAATGACCTACAATATCTATAGTTTTAGGGCAATCTTCACTAATCATTTGTTCATATTCTTCTTCTTTTGTTCAAAATTTTATGGCACTTAAAATTTCACCCAAATCAATTCTTAATGTGCCTTTTGTTAAAAGATGGATCTGTTCATTAGTAATAGGAAAGTCTTTCAAATAGATAAGTGGTTCTTCACAACCTTTACCCCATAAATAAGATAAATTGCCGATATTAATAATTTCTCTTTGTACCCAATCTTTATTGTCTGTATGTTCAATAATATAGTCAACTTTATATTTAGAAGAAGTGTCTATATCTTTTAACTCTGTGTTAATTCTTTCTTTTAGACTTTCTATTAATCCTGTTTTTATTGATACACCAAAAGCAGAAGGATGTCCAGAAGCCCAATTCACTTCCTCTTGATTAGAAATAAAATTTCTTAAATCTTCTAGGTTAGAGGTACTATAATTCCGCCCACTACCTACTAAATCGTTTTCTTCATTTTTTGAAACTAGCAAAACTGGACGTTGAAATTCATCAGCTATTTCATTTGCTACTAAACCTATTAAATTTTTATCTAAATGTTCTTTAACATCTAAAACTATTGCTTTTTCTGTTTCTAAATCATAACTATCTAGCATTGAGTTTTTAATTTGAGATACTCCTTTTTCCTTCATAGTTTTTTGACGATTTTTTACATTTGTACTCACTCTAAAGGCTTGCCTTACTAAAATTTCAACATCTCCTTTTTTACTTCCTTTTTTAGTAGAAGGCACTAAACGGTAAGCACAGTTAAAAAGCATAGACATAAATAATAACTGTTTTTCTTCAATAGTTCCGACTCTTGTAACAGCATTAACAAAAGGTGCTATTGAATAAGATACAGTCGTATAATTCATTTCTTCTACATTTTTTATAGTAAAAGAAGATTCAGCTACTAAAGTAGATAAAAAAGGATTAACTAAATGTGACTGTTTTAAACCTTCTCTAATTAAATAAGCTGTTTCTGTTTCATGCAACGACTGCATATCAGCTGCCATACCAACAGCAACTAAATCTAAAAACAAATTCGCATAATGTAAATCTAATTTTTTGTCAAGCACTTGAAGAAATTTCCAAACTATTCCTACGCCACTAATCATTTTATTTTCATAACCCTTAGAACTTTGATTATTTACCAAAGCGGCATGGGTATCATTGATAAAAGTATCGTGTTCAACTTGGTGGTGGTCTAATACAATTAAATCAATACTATTTTCTCTTAGAATTCTGTGCTGTCACGTATCATTACTGCCAGCGTCAGGAACAATAATTAGGTTATATTTAGACAGAATTTCATCATTTATAATAATACCATGTGTTTTATTTTCATGTACAACAAAGTCTAAATTTTCTAATATTTCTGGAAAAGCTAGTAAAGTATAATTAAAGATAGCTGCTGCTGAAGTATAACCATCACAATCACTATCAACAACAACTAATACTTTACTATTGTTTTCACAGTGTTTTAAATAAATTTCTGATGCTAAATCAATATTATCAAGTTTCCAAGGAGAAATTAGACATTCATCATTTAGATATAAATAATTATTCATATCAATTTTTCGATTTCTCATAACTTGTTCTAATATTGAAGTATATTTTTCATAAGGATTTATAAGTTCAATATTCATTTTTTTACCTTCTCTCAATTAAAATTTCAACAAATCTTCAGATATAAAAATACGTTTTTGGAATAATTTTATAAAAATTTCTTTTCCTTTATCAATAGGAGAATCTTTATAGTCTAATTCATGTTCAGAATCGTAAATAACACTTACATTGCAAAAATCTATCATTTTTGCAGCTAATTTACGAATATTTATTAAATATTTTTTATTTTCTTCATCATTGACCTCTTTATATTGCCTATCTAAAGCAATTATTATTTCATTTACACCCAGTTTTAATAATAAATCAATTTGTTGTTTAGAAATACTACTGCCACAACAAGCAACACTAATATTTTCCTTTGAGCCAAAATATGAATCATATAACATTACGGATTTTTCACCTTCAAATATAATTGCTTTTTTATATTTAGAAATGTTCAAATGAGTCTTATCTAAGCCGTAAAGCGAAAAAGAGAGCGGATGATTATATAGTTGTTGATGGATATAAGCTGGTCTATACTTTCCATACATCTCACATAAGTCATCCTCTAAATATCTTCCTCTGATACCTATTAGAGCACCATTTATATCATAGTGTGGAATAATAATTTGTCCATCTGGGGCATAAAAATGAATATTATATTTTTGTTGAGTATTGGCACTAATTCCTTCTTCTATCCATTCTTTTACAACGACTTTATCTAAAAAGTCTAAAATTTTTTTATCATAGGCACAAAAATTATATTCATAGTTTTCTTTATTCTTACTTATCAATTTCTCTTGCTTAGAAATAAGTTGATCTGCTTCTTCTCTTAAAAAAAACTGTGCAAAATTGAATCTTTTATTTAAAAAAGATTCAATTATTTTAACAGCTTTAATTAAAGTTATTTCACTATTGGGATTGTTTAAATTCTGAACCCTTATCAAAAGTTCAAAAATATCAAAAGTATCTGCGCATTCTGTATAACATTTAAAAAGTTTTGTATTGCTATAATAATACAGCTTATGACTTTTTTCTTCATCAATATGATTATGACAAATAGTTTCACAAATTAAGATGTTATTAGTTTTAAAATAACAATCTCCTCCTAATTTATTAACTATTTTTTTTACTTCTTCTATAGTCAGACTATTTTTTATAAATGCACTTTTCTCTTTAATATTCATATTAAATCGCTTCTTTCACTACAATTTTAGTGTCAGTTAGATCAATCACATTAAAATCTTTATCAGTCACAAAAATTGGTTTAAGTTTACAAGTCCCCAAACAATTTTCACACCAAACTACTATATCTTTATATTTGCTCCTTCTGTTTTTATAGAAATGCAATCCAACAGTAGGAACTTTACAATTCATTTTCTTACTAATAGCTGCAATGTTCTCTACCTCAAAACTTCTAACAGGCATAATGATTTCACCTAAATCTACTTTATCAGCGATACTCTTAGCTCCTCGCAATAAATTTTGATTTACTTCTTTTGCCTCTATCCAATCGCCATTTAACTGAGTAGATGTTATAATAAATACTTGGTATTTATTACATAAATCCTTTAAAGCTACTGAAATCATAAAAAGTACATTATCTTCTCTTAATCTCACACCACCAGATCGTTTAGTAATTTCTTCCAAAATTTTCATTGATGTGTGCAAGTAATCATAACAAATATATTTTATATCATACTCTTTAATGTTCATTTTTATAATGTTTTCAATATCTTCCAAAGAAAAATCTGGACAAGTTACGATATATAAAGGAGATTCTTCAATTATTTGAGTCGCTCTTGCAATTCTTGATAATTCTTCAAAAGTAGCTTGACTTTCGATAATTTTTTCTTCATCTACATCAGCCACAAAGGCAACTAATAAAGTTTGAATTTCCTCTAACTCTTGTTCAGTTGCAATAAACAAAGTTGGCTCTTTAGTCCCATTTTTAATCCATTGCTTTTTATCTGTATCATAAAGCTCATTACAAGCAAAAGTACAAGCGTCAGCTACCATTGTCCTCGTTTTCCCAAGTCCCGTCGCACCTGAACGCAAATACAGCTTAGATAAACGTGCTCCTTTTGTTATGGTATTAATATATTTCCCATACATAGGGATACCTATTTCTGGAGTTTCTTTTAATTTCTCTAAAAGTTCCTTTAGCCCTGAACCAGCTTGAGTTCCTACTTTTTCATCAGAATTATTATATTTTATTCTAATATTATCAATATGTTTGTCAGTAGCAATAATCAAATCTGTTATAGAAATATTATTTAATCTATTTTCTTGTTCTTCCATAGCTACCCCATTTAGAATAGAAATACTCGGATCATAAAACCATTTCATACTAATTCCATTTTTATCAAGAGCACGCATATAAGTGAATTTTTTCATTCTATCAAAATAATAATCAAAATTATCTAACTCAGATATAGAAACACAATGTTTAATATATTCAATACCTTTTGTTTGAAAAATTGGGTATACTTCCCTATTTTTAGATAAATAATCGTCTAAAATGATCAAATCAAATTTTTTAATACCATCTATATATAAATTATTTAAAGCGCCAAAAATAATTTTTGGCACTTTGTCATAAAAATCATCTTCTGTAAACCAATATTCTTCATTTTCTAATAAACTGCTATTTTTAAATAAGCAGCCAATAACATTCATAATAGCATTTTTATCGACATAAGAATTCATATATCTATTCTCCTTCTAATTGAGATAAGTCAATTTTTTGTTTTTTATTTTTTCGTAACGGAGACATAATTGTAAAAACTCTCGTTAAATCTTTAGTTAGTGCTATATTATCTATATTTTTAGCTACTTTTTGAAGTTGCTCATAATAGTTTTTTGCATCATCATATACATATTCAACAATACCAATTCCTCTCGCCTTATGAGGATCACCCTTTTTAACCTCATAAAAATATTTTAATGTTAAAAATATTCCATTATAAGAGTATTTATTTTCTTCATGGAATCTTTGAATTTGTCGTTTAATTAAAGGAGTTATTTTATCTAAAGACATTATAGTTTTAATATATTTTTCTAATTGTAATAGATGCCCTTGCTCAGTTTCATAAAAACATTTCTCATGAACATATCTATTACTAACTTTTATGTTAGACTCTTTATCTTTATCAAAAAGATTTCCACAAATCAAACACTTTACTTTTGCCAAATTATCACTACCTAACTGAAAATATTTTATATACATATTATATCATATTTTTTTCATTTTGTCAAGAAAAATGACCTACTTATAATAAGTAGGTCATTTTATTTATTCTAACTTAATTTTATTCCATTATCTTCGATATATGAATTCAAATCATAAAAAACCATAGCTACTTGTTCAGCTTGTAGACGAGTCGCATCTTTTAAAAATTTTCCAACTCCAAAATAGCGTTCAACAATTTCACTAACTACTTCGGCATATTTTTCATCATATTCAATCGTTTTTTGAATTAAATCAAAAGTTTGTTTATAGATTTCATCAAAGTTAATTGCTTTTGTTGTAGTAGTGTTCCTTTCATCTGTGATGAAATCAGCGTTACCATTCTCAGCCTCTTTATCAATAGCATCATGAATGGCATTTACAAGGTTTGTATAATTAAATTCGATATAGGGTTCCATGTATTTAAATCGAGAACCTGCTTCCCATTTACTTGTTCCTCTAAGGAACATATAAGAATGGTTAATTTCTTCTCCATGTTCTCCTTTTTCTGTTACTGGTTGAATATAACCAATAATATCACAAAGTCTATTGACAATTTTTCGAGAAGTAGAACCAAGAGTAGGTCTAATCTTCTGATATTCATTGCCGTTTTCATCTTTAATAGTTGCTACTTTATCATGACTAATAATAATCAGTCCATAACCAGCATCAACAAAACGTCTAAAGAAATTGTCATATTCTTTTTCTAGCATTTTCCAACCTGCGCCATAAGGTACTTCACCAATAGAATTAACTCCATTTTGTGAGCAAACATATTTTTCACAAAAATCAAATGCCACATCAGCAGTGTCAATCGTAACTGTAAAAAATTGTTGTTCTGCTCCGCAATTTGGGTCTTTATCTAAAGCTATTTTTGCTTTTTGGGCATCTCTTAACAAAGAACTCTGCCAACCAAGAGCGTCTGCTCAATTATTAATTGGAATCGCTTTAATATTTGGAATAGCATTATACCCTTTTTCAAACCCAAACAAAATATTTCTAGGAAATTTAACTGCTGTTGTTGTTTTACCAACTTTAGGGGCACCATAAACAAAAATAGTATACCCTTTCAAATCTCTTGAAACCTTATGCGGCTGAATAGATGTTAAATCATACATTTACAAAACTCCCTTCAATTTAAGTATGTAAATTCCAGTTTAGAACTGGAATTTACCACCCATACCACCAAGATTGCCAAAAGCACTTGCGATACTTTCTGTAGGAGAAGCCGTATTAGTCGTAGTTTTTTCTGTACTTCTATCCAAAGCAGTGGCAATTTCTAATTCTCTTGTCTTCAATGCTTTTTCAAATTCTTCTTTTGTCAAGCCTTCTTCATAAGGAACAGGCAATGCACCTGTAATTTCCAATTCTCTTTTTGTGTTTTTGAAACTAACTACTTTAGATTCACCAAAAGCACTTTTTTCTTCTTTTTCAACGGTAGTAATGAAACCATTAATTCTGCCCCAAACTTTTGTAAACACAGGAGTGCCTTCATTTACATCCATCGCCATTTCTGCGAAATAATCTGCCGCACTCAAATCTGCACTCTGACTTGCTTTTGCAATCATAGAAACTTCAATAGCTGCTCCTTTGTAACTAAATACATAACCCTTTACAATATAATTACCAGTAGGAGCGGGACATTCATCCTTTGTCATTTCTGGAGCGATATTAGTAATTACAATATCAACCTCAAATTCTGCTCTTGGCTGTTCAATCATATTAGCTGGCATCAAATCAATAAAAGATGCCCCATTTCTTAAACCGCTAATAACATTTTCTCTCTTTTGGTCACGACCTCTAGGGCAGAAATAGTTAGGTTCAAAACTACCAGTAATAGAAACACCAATCGCTTCTTCACCAACTGCCATAAAACAATTCTTCTCTTTAGAATCCATCAATTCACAATATTTAGGGAAATTGAAGTTGGTTTTAGCATCTGGTTTATTCCCATACTTTGCACCAGCAATTACACGCATATCACAAATATTTTGTACTTGTTCATCACCATTTGGAATAAGAATGCTTAGTTTACCATTAACATAACCTTTTTCACTTTTCTTCAAGTCATTGTCATAATGAATTCCTTCAACTGTAATTCTATTAATCATCTTTTTCATAAAATTCTCTCCATTTATTAAATATTATCACCGATATTTTTAATATAAAATTAAGAGATTAAAAACTTTAATCTCTTAATTTAGGTAAACTATTACTTAGAAAATACAATAATTAACTTGATTTACTTTACTTTGATAACAATATCTTCCTTCAGGTTCAATCTCTGACCTGCCTCTGTCAGCTTTAGCAGCTTTACATCTTTTGTCTTACAATCACCCAAATCCTGAGTAGCTACTTCTCTCATACCCAGACCAAGTTCTTCAGAAGCAATACGATTGAAACTTGCATTTACAGATTTTACAGACAGACCTGTTACTGCTGCTACATCAGCGGCTGTCATAGGTTCTGTTGCGTTCTGCAGTGTGTTAAGAATAGTTCTCATGTTTTCTGTAATCTGAATTTTGTCTCCCATTTTATAAATCCTCCGTTTAATATAAGTTTATTATAGTTTCTTTATTTTTTGTTATAAACATTATAACATAAATTTTTTAATGTGTCAAGTAAAAATCTTACTTATTTTTTTCTTTTTTAACTTTGTAAAAATATTATAGCAAAAATTTTTTTAATTGTCAAGAAAGAAATTATTTTTTTTATTCCTTAATTTCATAAAAATATTATACTATATTTTTTTTAAAATGTCAAATTATTTTATTTTAGCAAGCGTGCAGTCTTTAGGGTTAATATCGTCTCTAAATTTCACTAATCTAGGGCTTCTAATGCTTTTCCCATGATAAATTTCCATACATTCAATTAAAACAGGTTGTAATAGATAATCATTTGGATTATTTAAAATAGATTCTTTTAATTCATCTGTCAATCCAGAAGAAACTGAACCTAAATTAACAATAGCACCATTATCATCATAAACACCGATCTTTAATGCCCCAATCCATTTATTGAAATAATTTTTAGTCACAGGCAAATAACCTTTTTTACCATAATATCTTCCTTCTGCTCTTGTATCATCTTCTGGTTTTATCCAATATTCCCAATTTTCTAAATTATCTCCTTCATAAAGCATAGTTGGAGAATCAAAACCAATAACAATAGCATCAATAGCATCTTCTCGTTTCAATTTGATTGTTTCCCATGCTTTTTTCGTATCTGGATAATATAATCCATCTTTTTTCTTTAGAACTAAACCTTCTTCGCCTCTATCAATCATTTCTTCTGCCAAATCGTAAAAAGAACAATCTTCGGGCATATAAATATTTGCTAATTCAATAAAATCATAATCTGCAAAATATTCATTGTAAATCTGTTCTGTAATTTCATATCTTTCATAATTAGTTTTGGAACTCAAATCGTTGTTATTTAGAAACACAATGTTATGGATGTAAAAATGAATTAAACCTTGTTCTTTTTGCCGCTCTACTGCTTTTGCCCCTTTACATCCCATAATTGTTCTAACTAAGTCAGAATTGCCATTCGGATAATAAATTTCACCTTCAATATAAGTGTAAGGTGGCAATTTTTTTGCTGCTTCAATTAAATGTGGCACACATTCACTTTTTTCAACAAGTAAATTTGTCTTTTTAGAAATTGTTCGAGAAAATAAATATACATTATCTTCTGTTGTAGACAAGGCATACCAATTCCCATCTTTCTTAATCTCTGCAAAATAATCACTTTGTTTTTCAGCTAGAATCTCTCTTGTCATATGTTTCTTTGCTAATGGAATCTGCCAAATCCCCATTGGCTGAATCATCAATGCATTTGGATATAAGGCATCAATTTCTTCTTTAGGAAAATAACCTCTCATATATTTTTGTTCTCCTTTTTTTATTTTCTATAACTATTATAACAGAAAAATATATAAATGTCAATAAAAATGTTGAGAAGGTTTAAACCTTCTCAACAACTTCATCTTCTTTCCATACTTTTTCTTTTACTCCGAGGGCAGTTCTTTTCAGTGTAGGAAAATTCTTGAGAACTCTATCTTCTTTATTCGTTTTCACTTTTAATTGTTTTATATTTTTTGTACTAATATATACCACTTTGTCTTCATCTTTAAGTGATGTATATTTAACAGTTCTATTGCTAGAGCATTCATTTAAATCAATTTGTTTATAGTAGCCTTTGTAAGTTACAATATATAAAGATTTATTCATATCGTTTACATCAAATACGCCTAGAATCTTTTCTGTCATAGGAATATTAAATTCGCTTAATTTTTCTCCTTTATCGCCATTTTTTAGTACAACAGGAATCTTTTTAACAGCTACTTTATAACAAGTACCGCTATCTGTAAAAATTCCAATAGTTGATGCTGTATTGCTTTTTACTGTGGCAACAAGAGCGGCAGTTGTTTTCTTATAATCATTGATTCTTTTAATTTCGCCTTTTGTAGAAATTAAAACAGTTGTATCTTCATTTACAATAGCCTTTTTAACAGATGTTTTTTCTCTAATTTTATCTACAATTAGAGTTCGTCTATTGTCACCATATTCTTTCTGCATCTTACGAATTTTTTTAATCAATTCTTGATTTAATGTTTCTTTATTGTTTAAAATCTTATTAAGTTCTTTAAGTCTGCCATTGATTTGCTCTTGCTTTGATTTAATTTCAACTCCATCAATTTTAGTCAAACGAGCCAATTTCATTTCTAAGATTGTTTCTGCTTGCAATTCTGTAAACTCATATTTTTCCATCAACTTATCTTTTGCAACATTTTTATTTTCTGATGTTTTAATTAGCTGAATGATGTCTTCGATATGAGCCAAAGCGATTAATAGTCCATCTAATTTCTCTAATTGAACAAGTAATTTTTCTTGTTCATTTTTACTGATTCTAAAAAATACATCTTTTTGATGTTGGTAGTAATAAAATACCATTTCTTTTAAAGAAACTAGTTTAGGAGCTCCTTCGACAATAGCATTTTGATTAATAGAAAAACTTGTTTCTAAATCTGTTTTATCAAACAATAAATTAACAAGCAATTCTAATTCATCATCTTCCTTTAAAGACGTCTCAATCACAAATCTAACGCCATTTTTAAACGTGCTTTCATCTCTAATGTCAATAATATTATTTAAGTCACCTTTTGCACACAAACTTGCAATTTTTTCAATAAGCTTTTCTTTGCTTACACAATAAGGGATTTCTGTAAAAACTATATTACTATGTTTACCATTTTTTTCAAATTTATAAACACCTTGAATTTTTATAGAACCTTTACCATACTCATAAAATTCCTCAAGAGCAGATTTATTGATTACAATGCCACCACTAGGAAAATCTGGACCTTGAATATATTTTAACAATTCTGTTGTAGTTACATTTTCAATCTTTCCGCCTTTTTCAATAAAATAAACAATAGCATCACATACTTCTGTTAAATTATGAGGAGCAAATTTAGATGCAATACCTGTTGCAATACCACTTGTGCCGTTACAAATCAAAGCTGGAAAGAGAGCTGGCATTACTACTGGCTCTTTGTCATCATTAGAGAAATTTGGTTTAAAATCTACTGCGTCTGTTTTAATGCCATCAAGCATTAACTCACCATATTTAGATAGTTTACAAAGAGTATATCTATAAGCTGCAGCGGCATCACCATCTTGAGAACCCCATGCGCCTTCACCTAACATCAAAGGATATCGAAGATAAAAATCCTGTACTAACTTAACAATAGCTTGATAGGTAGCTTCATCACCATGTGGAGACAAAGTACCAATAATATGACCAACAAGTTTAGCAGATTTTTTAAAGGGTTTATCAGATTTTAATCCTAACTGATAAGCACCATATAAAATTCTAGTATGAATAGGTTTAAGACCAGAGCGAACATCTGGTAATGCTCTATCTGTTATTACAGACATACTATAATCTAAAAAACTCTGTTTTAATTCTTCTGTAATTTCAGTGTTAAAAAACTTTTCCATTCTTTCACTCCTTTCTTAATCATCTAAATTCGCCATATGACCGCAATGAATAAGAAATTCTTTTCTAGGTTCGACTTCTTTACCCATCAAATCTTCAAACCACTTATTTGCATTTGCTAAGTCTTCTAAACAAATTTTCTTTAACTGTCGCTTTTCTGGATTTAATACCGTATCTGAAAATGCTTCAGCGCTCATTTCACCTACATGAACCCCCATATTTCTATGGGGCACTGACTATTTCTTCTCTTTTATAAAAAGAGTCTACCGTTTCGATTTTCATAGACTTCGTTTCCTAAAATCTAGCTGCGTACCAATAACAGCTCTACTTCCCGACAAAGGGAATAGTCGATACACCATTATTATACTATAATTTCTTTTCAATTTCTATAACTTCATACATTTGTAAATGAACCTTTTGTTAACAAGTCTTTATAATCTTCATAAACTTCAGATAATGTTTCTCCATTTTTTCTTCTGAGTCTGATGTCATAAACATCTTGTTCAGTTAATTTTGCTCTGCCATTGCCGCTACCTTTATTTCCACTATTATGCTTATGAAAGTTTCTATTTTCTTCTGTATAAACTTCTGGCATAACTTTTTTCCAAGTAGCAAAATTTCAAACTTTATGAAAACCAGTCTTATTTATTTTATCTTTATATAGTTCATATACTTTCTCTTTTCTTTCATGATTATTATATCTAGTTCTAATGTCCTTCACATCTTCGAGAGTTAATTTATGATTAGGATGGTCTTCTCCACTTTGGTCATAATTACCCATTTCTCCACCAGTTGTCATATTATATCCTTCATTATAACTGTTGAATTTTTCAATATAGAAAATTTCTTTCTTAGAAAGTTCTTCTTTAGAACAAGTTTCTAAAATTGAAAAATCAAAATTCTCAATGCCATATTTCCTAATAGCCTTATAAAGAAGATTATCATAATCTGGAGCAGTAGGAGAAAATGGTCTCCTTTTATGCTCCTTTCAACGAGCATAAATATCAACACTCAACCCAATATAACAATGATGATTTATCTTATTTTCAATTTTATATATCCCACAAATTTTCATCATAATAAAACTCCTTTTATTATGAAATTATAGTATAAACTTAGCACGAGATCACCATACGGTTTATCATCACGACATGCGCTTCAGGCTACCTCGTTAGCTGACTTACATGAGCCAACCCCAGTGGTTACTGGAAAAGCAGATAAGGGCTTGGTTCTCTTACCCTTTTAAATAAGTGATATTTTTTTCACCTGTTGGGTGTTTTTTTATGAAATCATCTAATTCTTTATCATCAGCAGCATAATAGATTTCATTTTTATAACTAATGACATAAAGAGGAGGTAGTGCTGCATACACATAGCCTTCTGCAATTAGTTCTGGCATAAACTTTAAAAAGAAAGTTAAAAGCAAAATTCTGATATGCGCTCCATCGCGTGTTATTCTTATGTTTCCATAAGCACTGACTAACTCTTACTCTCTTGAAAGAGAGGAGACCGTTTCGGCATTTAATTAGCTTCATTTCTTAAAACTAAACTGCGTACCAATAGCAGCCCTACTCCCCTGCCCAGAAGGCTTAGGGGATAGTCGATACAGCTTCATTGTTAATCCATCTTCGTTGTTTTTTCTTATAAATTGGAAGATGTGTATAATATCTTCCTCATAATATCTGTTGTAAAGTTTGAAAAGATATTCTATTGTTGTAGTCTATATAAATATCTTTTGCAGTTTCTTTTACATATCTTGTTCTTATTAATAGGACTTCTTCATCTGTGAGTTTAGCAGATGCTCCATTTTGTCCCTTACTATTTTGGTAAATATAATATTCTTTATTTTCTTTTGTGAAAACTTCTGGCATAACATGTGCCCATGAGCGACCTTGCCATAAATTTTGAAAATATCTAAAGGAGATTTTATTCTCATATTTTTTATAAACATCTTTTTGTTTCAAATGTTTATCATATGCTTTTCTTATTTCAATAATATCTTGTTCTGTCAATTTTGAATGACCATTATTTTCTCCATAAGTGGCGCTATCTCCGCCATCATTACAATTATAACCATTATTTTTTGTATTATAATGTTTTATTCAATATTGTTCTCGTTCATTCAATTTATCCAATGAACATTCTTCAATAATTTCATAAGTAAAAGCATTTATTCCATACTTTTCTATAGCCGCATCTACTGGGATTCTACTAACTGTTCCTTTTGTTTGATGCTCTTTAAATCTTCTTTCGATATTATTACTTTTTCCAATATAAGATTTACCACTATTTATTTTTGTAATTTTATAAATACCTATCATATTTTTCTCTCCTTTAAAAGGAGATGGATAACAATGTTTGCCACGGGATTCTCATACGGTTTATCATCTCGACATGCGCTTCAGAGTTCCCCGTTAGCATTATCTTATTTAGATAATACCCACTTTGGTTTAGTGAAAAGTCTTTCATACGCCGCTTTTATCTGACGTCCGCATCAGTTGCAATAATAATCTTTTCATATCTTCTTTTACTTAAATCAATGTTTTCTTTATACCCTACACCAATAGAAGAAATCATATCTAAAATTTCTTGGTTTTGTAAACATTTACTAACCTCTGTTTTTGCAGTATTCAAAACTTTACCTCTAAGCGGCAAAATCGCTTGAGTCTTAGGGTCTCTTGCGGCTTTAATCGTACCCATAGCTGACAAACCTTCACAAAGAATAAGTTCACATTTACTTCTATCTTTTTCACTACAATCAGCTAACTTACCTGCAAGCAAGGTTTTTAAACCACCTTTTTGCATTGGTGTTTTTCTAATAGTTTCTCTTGCTTTTTTAGCTGCTTTAGCCGCTTTTTCTT